AAAGCTATTGAAGCAGGTAAAGGTGATGCTGTAAAAGCTAAAATGCCTAATTACGACATACCAGAACATATGTTGAACGTATTAAATGATAATCTTAAATCTAAATAATTATGGATAATGTAATTGCATTTAACTTGGCTAATTGCCAGGTAAAGCCTACAAGAGTTGTAGAAAATAAAAAGTACTTCAATGAAGGTGCACATAGATGTCAAGTCTTGTCGCTATCAAATTCATCACAAAGAGCAAACTATATGGGCGCACCATATGTAGAGTTTGACGTTGTTAATGAACAAGGAGAGTATGGTAGAGCCAAGTTTTGGGCTGTGCGTGAATCTGATTCACCTAAATCAAAAGAGTGGAAAACCAATACACTACACGAGTTTCTAACAAACTGTGGTGTAAAAGATTTTTCAGACGACATTGAGTCTATGAAACAAGCTGTAGGCAAATGGATAAACATTTGTTTTACATTTGAAGAGTACATGATTATGAAAGATGGACAGCCAGTAAAACGAAAAGCTGTACGCTATCGTTGGTCTAGTGCTGATGGTAAAAAGATTAAGTATGATCCAAAGTACAATAAACCTATTTCACCTAGAGATGAACAAGAGTTTATAGAAGCAAATACCATGAGTGGTGGTTCTGCCGTACCTGTTGAATCAGAAGACAATTTACCATTTTAAATAATTTTGTAGTTTTGTAGTCAAACTACAAACTATGATTTTCATCGCAGGTAATGTGCCTTCAAGTAAAAATTCAAAACGTTGGACTGGTAAAATGCTTATCAATTCTAAGACAGTTATGAATTATATAAAGGCAACAAAATGTCAATACGAAGAGAATCGTTCCAAATTTATAGAGATGACGGCAGGGCTTGAATACCCTGTCGTTGTTTCTTTTAAATTTATTAGAGGTTCTCGACATAAGTTTGATTATATAAACCCTGCACAAACCGTTCAAGATCTAATGGTCAAAAACGAATGGATTGAAGATGACAATGCTAATTTTATTATACCAAGATTTGAAGAGTTTACATACGACAAAGAAAATCCTGGTGTAGAAATACAAGTATATGGAAGAAAATGTAATACCATTAGTTGAATTTTTAGATTCATACGTGGTAACAAACGACATAGATAAGAAAAAGTTTTTGTCACCAAATAGGTCTAGAGACATTGTAGACGCACGAATGATATTTTGTGCTGTAGCTAGGCAAGAAGGTGGTCATACATTAAAGCATATAGGTGAAACCTTAAATAGAGATCACGCAACAGCTTTACACGCTATTAAAAACTATAAAATCTTATCTACAGTAGATAAAAAAGTAAAAGCAGACTATATGAAAGCTGTTACGCTTTACAGAACTCTATCTTACAAACCAAAATGGACAAGCATAGGACTGATAGATACATTGTTTGAAAGCAATAAAAAGCTTAGAAATAAAATTTCTATCATGGATGGAAAAATTAAAGCTTACGAAGGAAAAATATTAACTTTGAAAACAGAACTAAACACTACAATTAATTAATTATGGCAAAAACAGAAAGAAAATCAATTAACATTGATGGAAAAAATGTCAAGGTAAGTAATAAGATATACGGAGTTATACAAAATCTTACAGAAGCATTGAAACAACACGAGGTTGCATTACTTACATGGGTACACAAAGTATTTAATACAAAACGTGAACACACGGAAGATGAAATACTAATACAACAGTATTGTATGCAGATACCAGATGCACCTGGAATACTACAACGAATGAGAAAAATAGATGAAGAAGCTGCCAAGGAAAGATCTAATGAAAGCGCAAATCCAGTCGGAGATGCAAAGGATAATGGATCTTCTGATACAGAAGAATAACTCATACGGTAATTCTGCTACACAACCAGCAAAAATCTTTTCTAAAGGTGATGCAGTTGAAAGTATTAGCGCACGCATAGATGATAAATTAATGCGTATTGCTAATAGAGGTATTAACGAAAACACGTTGGACACTGTGGATGATTTAATAGGATATTTAGTTCTGTTGAAAATTGCATGGTCTGAAAGATATATACCAGATAGTAAATAACTATCTTTGTATAATTCTTCGGACGTTCTGTCCTAGTGTTTTTCATAGTTTTGTTTGGTGGTGGTTATCCTGGGTTTACCTGGGATACCACTATCTATTATTATGGAAGAAGTAGAATATTGGCAATTAGACAAAATAGAATTGATGCTTGAACTTTGTCCATATGACGAAGGTATGAAGCAAGAAATTATGAACAACCTGCCTGAAACAAAAGAGCAGGCTGATGAGCTTTTGAAGCAACTTTGGTTTGATCACATACCTCGTGATCCTAGAGATCAATTTAATAAAATGATGAGTATGAACACGTTAGTAAAACAAGATTATAAATTTTCGTATATTTGTAATGACTGTGGTGATGATTTCATCACATCTAATAAAGAGACGTTATGCACACAATGCTTAAGTCCCAACATAAAAGAAACAAATGAGAGCTAAAGATCACAAAAATAAAGCTGCTGATCTATTGGCGACTCTATCTCATTGGATCAAAACAAGCAAATTCGATTATAATCCACAAGACCTAGAGGCCTTATTAGATGAGGTTAAAGATAGGTATACAGACTATATAGAGCTGAAAAAAAATCCAAGACATGAGTCGAAAATAGAACAGAAAAGCTATAAATAATGAGCAAAAACACAATCGTTTTTGAGGGCGGCATTGACAACATACGCACATTAGCCGATAACTCTCTACGTGTCAGCCTTGGCACACCAGAACTCACAGCAGAAATCGTAGGTAATATGTATAGTATGCTGAAACAACCAGGTTATGTAGTAATATCTACAAAGCCAATATCACAACAACAAATAGATGCTGTAGAAGAAGCAACAGTTGACAGAGAGTTTGATACAAAAACTCCTTCACAAAGGTTGCGATCGGTGTTGTATATCCTATGGGAGCAAACACAACCGAAAGAAGTAGGTCCTGATGGTACCACAATATATGTAGACTTTGATTTGTTTTACAAACGAAAAATGAATGAACTTATAAAGTTTATAAAAGATAAGTTAGTATGACATACAAAGGCAAACTTCTAAGATACAAAAGGTGGCTAGAACGCCAATTGAAAAAAGTTAATAAAAAATTACTATCTTTGCACGCCAAAAATAACAGGTGATGAAAAAGTATAAAATGATTATTGAATACAGCTTTATGTATCTAGGTTTTTTATTTATAATTACATCTATAATTTACAACCTACTTAAATGAACATAATAGTAATATGGCCTAGTTTATAGGTACATTGTAATTTAACTTAGCTTGAACGCCATTGTATTTGTTCCAAACAAAAGCACTGGCTTTCTTTATATTACCAACATATCCTTTCATGTCGTGCCATTCATCAGTGGCCGTCATGGAGGATAAGTTGCGTACTGTAAGCCCATTTAATTCTTCTACGGCTTGCATCTTATAAGACTTGTTAGTGTGATAGTGACCTCTATGAACCTCAACATGTCTTACCTCACTCCACACATTTCTATATCTTTGGGATACAATACCAGGTAGATCATTTAGTTTTGGTCCATCTCCGTGATCATTTACAATCAAACATTTACCATAATGATATGCTTTCATCATTCTCATATCATTGTTTACTGTAACATTTCCATTGTTTTCATAAAACATTTCTAATGCATCTCCAATATGCATCATAGATTCACGATCGTGATTACCAGGTATAACATCTATATGCACAGGTGCAATCTCAGATAACATCTCCACACACTCTATTATCAACTTTCTTCCTGCTCTATATGTATCTATATGTTTATCTGTGTTGAATTGTGGTGTACCTTTTGTAGTGCTAGGCACTGGCCAATCACCATCTGAATTTAGAAAATCATTTCCAACCACAAATAGTATTTGATTTATATAGAACCCTGAAGCTCTTTTCACAAGATGCTGTAACGCATCAATCATTCTTTGTCTTGCAATATCTATACTATAATCATCCCCATCTATTCCTATCTTTCCTATGTGTAAGTCACAAGCATTAATTTCTAATAAGTGTTCATCATCTTCTTGAAAAGAATTAGGGTATATGGCCGTTTTAGGTATAGAATCAAAAAGAGGAACTAAGTCTTCGACCAATTCCTCTCTTATCTTTTGTATATTCATTGTTGGATCTATACGTTTTAACCATGCTTTTGTTCTAAACATTGTTATTGTTATTGGCTTTCTGTTAGCATCAAAGCCAGTGACCTCATATGTTCCTATATCGTATTTATCTACTTCCCAAGTATTTAAGTCAACATTACAAGCTTGTAATAAATCATCTAAACTTTTAACTCTTTTACTATCCTCACAAGTAATAATAGCACCACTTTTATTTTCTTCGAAAGTTGTTTTTTCTTTACTGCTGGGACTTGTAATCTTTTCTCTTAACCTTCTTGCTACACCCCTTACTTGTTCGTAATTGAATCCAAAAAGTTGTGCAGTATTAAAATAATCTTTGTTAAGTTTTTCTGGATTATTTATTAGGTATTCTTTTAGTTTTTGTGTACTCTGTTTATCATGTTTAGCCATTGTTTTAGGTATTATTCATCCTCATACCTAGGGCCGTACCCGTGTTGCGATTTGAGTTTGACGTTTACGGCTTTCAATTTATACTTTTTTGTGCCTTTACTCAACTTCTTTAACGCGCGACTTACCAACATCTCATTGTTCATAACCTCTTCTTTTGTAAGACCTTTGACTAATACATCTTTAATTACATATTGATATCCATTCTTTTGTTCGAATGTCCAGTCAGACATCCATATAGGTACTTTTGCTTTCATAGTTATTTTATTACGGCAATATCTAAACTGCCAGATGATGTAGTTTTAGTAACGTAAATATAAAAAGGATTTTGATCCGATTTAGTTATAGAACTTAATAACCCACCAACAACAGCACTTAATGTTGTTGAGGCTTTTGCTGCTAGCTCTTTTCTATTTACTAAAATAATAGTCTTGTCTGAATTTTTTATCTGATCATTTCTCTCAGCAATTGTTTTAGAAGATCTACTGTAACTATTTACGTTCAACATAGACAAACGCACACTAAAAATAACTGCGTCTGTTGTATGTGTATTACAAAATATAATATCTGAAAGTCTAGGTGATAATGATCCGTTAAAATGTATCTGATATGGTACAGTATTTACTGTAGGTATATTTTTAAATACATCTACGCCACCTGTTTCTCTACTATTAAAAACATCTCTTTGTAATGCTTGTTGGCTTAAAGGTGATCGAGTAACAGTAGAAGGTGTAGCTGGAGCTGGAGCTGACACTGTTGATGCTCCCAGGTCTGGTTTTGTCGTAACTCTTTCAGGAGCTACTGATTTTTCATATTTATCTTTATATGCGGTTAACCTTTCTTTACTCATCGTAATCTTGGTAAGTAATTGTTACTTCTTCTCCATTTGCTATCGCTGACGCAATACGAGGATAAATCCTTTTATACGCGTTAACACTTTTACCAATGAATCCATCAGGTAATAGTTGGTTGTTTTCTTGTGAGTCACCCACAAGCAAGCACCCAGCAGTATGTTCGTCAGTGTTTCCAGTGTGAATAAGTATATACTCAAAATTAGGAACATCGGTAACATGCAACATACCGCGATGTAAACCAGGATATTTTTTAGTATAGCGTTCATGAAATCCTCCTTCTTTTCTTAGTTCTATTTTGTACGTACCAGCAGGTACACGAGTTTCACCTCTTACTTTAAGTGCTCGTCTTTCGTCTTCAAGAGTATAACATAAAAACTTTTTACCTACCCCTGTATGTTCAAAAAGCAGACCATGTGTAGAGTCTGCTTCTGAACTAAATCTCAAAACTATGAGTTTCATATTAGTTGTCTAATGCGTCACAAATCAAATATTGTACTTTTTGATCAGCTGTAGATGCAGTTACTTTTATACTACTTCCTGAAGAATCACCATTTAATTCCATAGGTGCAAAGAAAAACTCACCTGGTTTCAAGTCAGCACACTCTAATGCACTTGACTCTGATTCACTAGCCTCTACTTCTACTGCATAATCTGTATCAACATTTTTAATAAATGCAAATACTCTATCATCATTAACATCTGCCAAAGCTAATTCGCTACCGCCTGTCTGCGCTAAGTGTTCTCCTGTATACAAACACTGTGATGTAGTATTTGAAGAACTTGTAAATGAAGGGCTGTAAGTAAATACGGTTACTCCTTCTGAGTCTACTAAAGAAAAGCTACCTGAAACCGATACTGTCGTTGTTTGTGTTGCCATATTATTATTTTTTAAGCTGCAGAATCTATTTCTACTGCGAAGTATTCTACTGTTACTGTTGCTGTATCTGCTCGACCATGGACTACTCCATTGTCTCTTAATATTGTAAAACAAAATTCACCTGGTTCTAAGATTGCAATAGTGTTATCTGCATCAGACACCATAGAAACAGTTACAAAATTTGTGTCATCTAAATTTCTAACATATACAACTTTACCAAAATCAGGAGCAGCCATTATATCTACCCCACCTGTTGTAATATTTTTTCTACCAGTTTCAACCTGGTCTATACCAGTTAAATTCAATGAAAATGCACCAGACTGTGACTGGCTGTAACCACTTGCAGATGAAGCAGTCACATTTAGACTTGCATTGAATGTATAATTTTTTGCCATTTTGTTTTTTTATTAGATTACAAAGATAAGATTTTTTTTAATAAGATGTAAAATCATCAGGTATTTCAGAGTTTGCAACTGCACTCTCATTAAAGTTTACATCAATATTAGATCCATTACCTCCTGCAGAGGACAAAGGATTTACACCACTAACGGCAGCAGCATGATGAGTTCCACCCATATATCCAATAACACCACCTATTGTGTGTTGATGGTAACCTTCTTGATCATTGTTTGCTGCCCAAGCTAACGCTTCGCCTATTGTCGTGTAAACTGGTATTCCGTCTATGTTTCCTAGTATTGCCATTATTTATTTAATATATCGTGTAACATTTGACATTTTTCATATTGCTCTTCAGTAATATAATACTCTATCATTTTTTCCAAAACATCTTTAAATTTTGTTTTATCTTCTAAAGCATTGGGTGCAACTGCACAGTATACTACATCATCATCTGACGATAGTAAATTATCAAAAGTCATCTTGCCAGTCACAATGTAAAATGCATTGTTCATAGCTTCTGCTAATAATTGTTGATCATGAATGTTGCTCATTTAATCTTGACATACGAGCTCCGCAGCAACACATATTTTTGTCTGCTAGCTTCCCTCTATAATTACCACCATGTTTATATCTACTCACCCTACCCTTTTCCCTTTTTTCTTTAGCTGCTCTCGCTTTATCACTTTTACTTAGCTGACTCCAAGTTTTAGGTGTGTCCTTACTAATTCTTTTAGTAGGACGAAAAGTATTTTCACCTTTGCTGTAATCTTTATTACCACGAGGTGTGCGCCAGTCTTCTTTAAACCAACGCTTTAATCTTAATCCAGCTGCTGTTTTACGTACTGCCATTAATCAAGTTGTCTTAACATAATACCACCTTTGTGGTATTTCATACCTTTAGCGGCTTTTTTACTTTTATTTCCCCAATTAGCAGCACCTACTTTACGACACTTAGCCATTGCACCACTTCTGTATGCAGATGTTTTAGGTCCGTATCTTGCTACTACTTTATGATAACATGCATCTTTTGCCATTATTTTTTCTTTTTAACAGTTCTGTGACGTTTTTGTACATCAAAGCTTGCAGATAAACTACCACCTGGATGTGGTTTAAATTTACCTTTATGCTTCATCAACTTATAAGTATTGTTTCCTTTTTTCATCCAATGAAATCCAGCAGGAGCTTTTACAGTTTTTTTTGCCATATTAATTTAATTGTCGTAATGGCACTCTACATCCTGATTGACAGTTCCATTTACGTAATGATTTATTAATTCTTGAGTTTGGATCTCTTGCTGTCTTAGCAGAAGTTAATCTTTTTTTCATACCACTCATTCTTGCACAAAAAGATTTTCTACGTTTTGCAGCTTTCGAACCTTTCTTTAACTTAGACGGCTTAGTTGTTACAGCAGTCTTTAACTTACTGCCAGGATTAGCCCTTCTGTAAGAGGCTACACCTTTTCTGTTAAGACCGCCCGAAGGATTCTTACCAGCTTTTCTTTGCCATGCGGGAGATTTAGCCATCTTTGTTGTCATTATTCTTTTTACTGCTCCCACCAAAAAAGAAATCTATTATTGTATTTACTTTAGCACTCATTGCTCCAAAAATTGTAGATATAAAACTAATTTCAAACTCACCCATATTTATACCACCACCTACAAAATGCTGAAACATTACAAAGCTTATACCAAAATAAGCTACAGTAAACAATGTTGCTAATACTTTTTGTATAATAGCATCATCTTTGTACATATCTCTTGCAGACTTACGATCTTCTACTTCTTTAGCAAAAGCTTCTTTTTCTGCGTCAAGCAATACTTTGCGTAACTGTAGTTTTGCTTCGTCTCTTTCCTTATCAGTTGTAATAACTTTATCTAAGATGCCTTCAGCATTATCTACTACTTTACCTAGTATACCTCCTAAAAGATTATTAATCATTGATTACTATTTTTATTGTAAGATGTATATTATTGTATCTTATTATTGCATTATAGATACCTGCATCAACTTGTAAAGATACGAAATTTACAGCTTTATGTTCAGATATTTTTTTACCAAGCATATTATATATTTCTATATCCACGTTATTTGTAAAATATATATTGCCCTTACTTGGATTTGGATATACTGACAATACAGTATTTCTAATATTTTGCACATCTGTTGGCCCAGACCAACCATCAATACAATATTGATATAAGTAGTCACATGTATTATCCCATTCCACATTACAACAAAACTCATCTATATCAATTACCCATTCAAAACATTCATTAGGAATATAATATATATCACCAACGTTACACCCAGCAGAAAAATAACACGTACTGTCTTCCACGTTAGCTGCCGAATTGTAATTAACAGCGGTCGGATCAGTGCAACCATACAAAGGATAAATACAGCTACCATTATCAGTATTTGCAGCCATGTCATAATTAAGTGCTGTAGTGTCTGTACATCCATATAAATAAGGTATGCAACTGCCGTTATCTGTATTGCAGGTGTCGCAGTAATTAAACATTGTTGGATCTGTACAACCAAATATAACAGGCACACAAGATCCATCGTCACTATTCGCTAGTGAATTATAGTTGAAGGCCGTACCATCAGTACAGCCCCAGACAACGGGTATGCATGAGCCATCGTCTGTATTTGCTAATGAATCGTAATTAAATGCTGTTATATCTGTACAACCATAAACAAATGGTATACAAGATCCATCATCAACATTTGCATTTACATTATAATTGTATGATGTACTATCCATACATCCTTCAACAACAGCAATACAAGAGTTAGGTATTTCAACATTTGCTATTGGATTATAATTTAAAGCAGTAGAATCCATACAACCATATACAATTATTGTAGCACAGCTACCATCATCGTAATCATAAGATGCATTATACTCTAAATAAAGTGGGTTAGTACAACCTGGATTATAATAACAACTACCATCATCTGTATTTACTGTATCATTGTAATTTACTGCTAAAGTATCTATACACCCATATGTTCTTTCAATACAGGTATTACCACAATACGGCTGACCTATAATAGGAAAGAATGGTGGTATAGGATTTACAAAACCTCCTTCTATATCTATAGCTACATAGTCTTCAGAGTATAAGCTATATCCACATTGAACTGCAGTAAAATCTGATTGTTGTGTAATTTCAAATACTGCTCTAACAGGATAACCTGCTAATAAATTTATAAAAATTGTTGTATCAAAACCATCTGTCAACGTATATGTTCCAACATCTTGATAATTAAATGGTGGTATCATGTTAGTTGCTTGCGAAAGTTTGAGTGTAGAACCAGCCCAGCCATTTCCTGCTAGGTCAGTTAATTCAAGCTCATGCAGACAGCTATCTATAGCTATATCTGTATTTGCTGAATCTATATAATTATATGCTAATGAATCTGTGCATCCATATATTTTTGGTGTAAAACACATGCCTGTATCTAGTGTAGCTGTTAAATCAAATTCTACATAACTACTATCCATACATCCAAATATTGGTGGAGGTGGTGGACAACCTGATGTATATATAGTATCATACATTTGATTTCCAAAGTCAGCCATAGGTAACTCCCAAATAGTATCACCACATTGTTCTATGTATACAGATCCATCATTACCACCCCATAAACTACCAGCAATACCATCACCATAAGTGTCATTTATAACAAAATAAAAACTATCAATAGGTGCACAAGCTGAAGCGTATTGTGGTTCATAATCTATAATATTTGTATATGGCCCACCTTGCATTAGTGTATCACCAAAGAAAGTCATTATATACCAAGAAGTTTCTTCTGGATATTGATCAGGATTTATTGTAACATTTAAACTCCACGTACCTAGAGGACATTGTGCAAAAGCAATATTAAATAAAAATAAAAATGTAATTAATTTTTTCATTAAAATTTACTTATTATAAGTTCATCGATATAACCCTGTATTTCTTTTCTTGTTGCCTGCATTGTAAAACTTAAATCAGCTTGAAATCTTTTTACCTCTTCGCCATCATCAAATATAACTATCGTTGGTACAATAGCTATTTGATACTTACTTTGATTGTCATTATTTTCAATAAAAAGAGACTGCTTATCGCAATCTCCTAACTTATCAAACCATTCAACATTATTTTGTTTGTTCCAATCTGCGTTAAAGTGTATCGCTGTTATCTGAGCTGAGCACGTAGTACAAACCACAAAGAACAAAAAAACCAAATATAATATCAACTGCTTCATTCATTTATTGCATTCTGTCAATCTTATCTTCTATACGAATCATTCTTTCTTCAAGTTTTTTAACGTCATCACGAGTTTCCATAATAGTGTTTCGTATGTTTTCGTCTTTCATATTAAACTCCATTCTTGATACATCAGGTTTAGGCAAATCTTTTGCCTCACTAATATCAGCCTGCAATGTAAACCACATTCCAACAAGGGTAAAAATAAGCGCTGCTATTCCAGCTAACGTTTTTATACTTATTTTAAAACTCGTGTCTTCGTTAAGCTCTTTCATTATTTTTTACATTTTTTTTTACAATGTCCAAAACAAACTTTACCAAAAGTTACTTTATGTATTAATTCACAAATAAATTTTTTCATCTTAAAATATTATATAATTAATTCCTAATTTAAAATCGTACCACTCTCTATTCCAATACTTGTGATATTTTCCTTCTACAAAAGTACCTAAATGTTTGTTAATTTTCAAACCAAAAATTAAACCACCTGAATAATCATACCATTGCTCACCATCATTAAAGTTGTGATATGAGTATTCACCTCCGTTATTATAGTGATATGGTATTAAATTACCCCAGGTATGTAACCAGACATTTTTATTATACGTATAATAATCAAAACCCAAAACAATGGAATGCACCCATTGATTTTCTAACTGATCTCTTTTCTTTTGCACATAATCAGATAGGACTTGTGGTATTACGACTTCTTCCCATACATCTGAGCTTGTTGCAACTATACTTCCTTGTGGATCAATATATTGATTATCATATACATCTATACTATACCCTTCTTGAATTGCTAAATATGTATAATGTAAATTACCATTTGACAACAACCACTCTTCAAGCGGATTGTATCCATAGGGCTCTGCTAATCTTGTAACACCACCTATATTAAATGATAGTTTTTTATTTCCTCTTATTCTAAATCTTTGTGTAGCTTCATAGTATTCTACGTCAGCAAAGCCATCTTTCATGTACTCTATTTTTGTCATCCACAATGGTTTAACATAACGTAAGAAATGATTTTGATCTATATATTCTATACCCTCTTGTCTTCTATAGTCTACTTCAAATAAAAATTCAAAAGGAGCTAATCCAATTGTAGCTGCATCACTATATGTAGTTTCAGTTCCATCTTTAAATGGACTATTACCTTCATATTGAAACCTTTTTATTTTTCTTATACCAGCAGTTAATGAATAATCGTATGGTGTTTCCTCTATTCCTGTAGTAAGTTGATCTTGTATATTGTATATAGTACGATCAGACAATGAAGTACCACCATTAGCTGCTATATAAAATGTAGAAAATTTAAATAATGTTTTTATTTGTGCTTGTGACACAAATGACATAAACATTAATATAACCAATATTCTAATCATGTCTTAAAGCTGGATATGTATTATCATAATATTCTTGCAACAAAGCCACTTCTGCTGTAGATAATGCTCTATCGTATAGTGAAACTACAGCAACTTCTCCTTGAAAATCACTAGCATTAGTAGAAAATGCCCCCATAAAATCTACTTCTAAACGAGCATTAGCATCCACTGTACCATCATTTGGATAACCATCAATGAGTGCTCCACTACTACTAGTTAATTTTTCTCCAACTAAATTAGCAGCATCATAAACATAAAGTTTTTGTTTATTATCTGTAGAGTTTACTTCAGACACTACCACAATTAACTCATGTTTACCAACTATAAGTGAAGATTCTGTAGCGCCGCCTTTGTCTGTTACTGGGCCTTTTGATCCAACTATATATGTACCTGTATCATTTAGCCTTACTTGTGCAAAAGCATTTGATGATCCAGAAGAATTAAATCTAACTAGCACAGTATTTGCATTAATTTTAATTTGATTTATTCCACCAGATGATCCAGACACTATTGCATCTCCACTTATTACGCCTAGCGGTTTTATTATCATAAGAAAAGTAAAATTTTGATCTGTAGTAACAACAGCAGAACTCATATCTAAACGATCATTATCCCCATCAAATTTTATAACTCTTCTATGTAGAAGCCCTAAAGATGTAGAAGCAGTCCCTGCAGGTCTTGCTTGTGGATCTGTTGGTATAATGAGATGTCCACCAGCCGAACCTTCGTTTTTGACTTGCAGCTCATCCGTAGACCAATTACTAAAATCTCTTAAACCTGTTCCTTCCCCAGCTGTTCCTAAAACAGGATTAACTATAAGCTGGTATTCGCCAGCAACAAGAACTATATCATCAAATGCATTATGAGCAGCTTGTGTTCCAGCTACATTTCTTGTAACATTAAGCAACTTACTTATATCAGTGCCTGAACTATCATATCCTGAAAAAGAAAAATATTCACTATTTATCAAAACTACACCTGCATCGGGGAAGCTATTAGTTGAAAAAAAATCACCTGACTTTAGTCTTATTTCATTAGCCGTAACAGCACCAGTGCTAGCTATAGGATCATTTATTCTTGCTCCTGTTGTTTTTGCAGGAAACTTAGCGTGATCAACTTTTGAAAAATCAAAATGTATAAGGGGTGCGCCTAAGTCATGCAAAGGATCAAATGACTTACGATGAGAAGGATTCTCAAGTCCCATATGTAAGCCCATATGCATAAGTCTATGATGCTTGGGTGTTAAGTCCTGGATGTGCACCTGAAGCAGGAGCTACATAAGCAATACATTTACCCGTATTTAACGTAACTGCTGTAAATCTACCGTAAATAGTTACACCTGTTGGAAAGGTATCTGTTGTTGCTATAGTTTTTCCAAATGCTCCAGCAGCAGCTGTGTTAAGATAAGCTGAAAATTTTCCGTCTTCTGCATAGGGAGTAAGTGTTGTAAAAGTACATTCTGATAGCATTGTTATTGCTACAACATGATGCGGTACATCACCTGCTGTATCTAAATTTTGTACTGACTCATCACTTGATGTTGCATCAAGATATGCGCTACCAAAGTAACCTGTCGCTATTGAGAATAAATCGTTATTGTTTGCCATAATTATTTTTTTTAAATTCCTACGTGTATAACATTTCTGCTTACATATATTTTGTTTGGCCCAGGATTACTAGTCGGAAGATTGGAAGCGTCAGTGTTTCCATCTAATATAGTTACATCATCTTTATCATTATTTATAGATAAAACTAAAATAGTTAAAAATGCTCTTAGTTTTTCTGCAGTTACTTGTCTTGATTTTGTTTCAAACAACTCTTCTATCATATCGAGAAGTTCTGCTCTTGATCTTCTTTCATCAGTAGCCACTGTTATTTTAGTCAAAGATTGTTCTCTAACTAAAGTTTTGTATTCATTTCTGGTTGTTGCGTTTGTGTAATCTCCTTTTGCCATAATTATTCTCCAAAGTCACCATTAAACTCTCCTGAAAAAGCTCCAGAAGGCTTAACTGTTTTTATTACTATTCCTAATCCTAAACTCATTATCTACCAATATATGCTATAAATGCTCCTGTTTGACCATTAGCAATTTCTATACTTGTCCATCTACCATATATAGTTACGCCAGCAGGAAAAAGATTATCATTATCTATAATAGCACCACCTGATCCTTCTGTCAATGTTTCATTACCTGCACCTAAATTATGAGCAGCTACATCTGTACCCACAAACTCTATAGCTGGATTACTTGTATCAGCCGTTAACCCTCCTGCGTTTGTGCCTAATGTTTCTAATTTTGTATCAGCTATAAACGTAATAGCTATAAACACTTTATTAGTTGGAGGTTTAATTGGCGTATCTGCTGTATCACAAAACACAGATCCTAATTGACCGTAGTTTTGTCTAAATAAGTCTTGAATGTTTGCCATTATATTATTTTTTACAAATATAGTTAATTTTATTGTCTAAATAAAGGCTCGGTTACTGCACTAAATGGTGTTAGCTTACGAGCTGTCTTTGGTGCTTTCAATGATCCACGATCACCATACTCACTTTTACGCTCAAACCTTTCTAGTGTAGCAAGCTCTTTACTAAACTGTAATGTATTTCTGTATGTGCTAAGAGATGCTGGCGGTATAGTATAGTTTACAAATCTGTTTACATCTGTAAATATCATAGCATCTGATGTAAGTTTTTGTATTCTTGGATTATAAAAATCATCATCATCTGCAGCCATACCCATAAGTAATAACATAGCAGTCATACCCATACCTCTTAACAATGCATTAATAGCGTCTTTTCTATGCTCAGGTAATGCCTGGAACTCTGCTCGCATATCAGCTAACTTAGACTCGCCATTCATCATACGCATAACAAAATCATATCCTGCTCTATAAGAACCAATCTCTAACTCACCAAACCTATTGATGTCTTCTTCTTTAAGTCTGTTGTAAGCTAATGTGATAAACCAACGTTTGTACTGCTGTGCTGCAACACCTAAAGAATATACACTTAATAATCTTTGATCTATTTGTGTATAACCTTCACCATGTAGAGTAGATATTTTATTATTTATTTCCATAGCTCTACGTTCTTGTTGCTGTTCATTACCAGCTAACTGACCATTCTTAAATTCTTCTTCAGTCATTTCACCTAAAAATGCAGCACCTTGTATATAATTTTCTGATAGTTCCATAGGTAAAAATGCCCATTGTTCTATTTTACTAAATGAATCTCTATCACCAACTACATCGCTAAACGTTAATTCTATAACACGATATTTTTTAAGTATATCAATACCTTTCCATCCATCTTTTGCAAGTGATGTCCAATATCTTTTTTCACCAAGTATAAACTTTTTACCACCTTTAGATCTAAGCTCTTGATATTTACCTGCAAGTATATTACCTACACCAACACCAATATTTAAACCAAGATGAATAAGAGCTGTCCATCTAGTCATAAACTGTATAACTTTATCTGCTCGTTCTCCAAATACTGTAGTCTGTCTTTGGTTTCTTAAGAAATTTTCTCTCCATACACGTTGAACATACTCTGCTGTATTTTCATTACCCATATCCCTATTTACTGCAATCACACCATCAATCAACATTGCCATATCATTAAAACCTCTAAAGTTGCCGTCAACAGATCCATGTACAAATGTCATTGATCTAACATACTGTTTAAGATTATTAGCTAAATTAAAACTTGTAAGCTCTTTTGCTCTAGTTGTTCTTCTAGCATTAAACCTTGAGAATAATCCACCTTCCATCAATGTATCCATTTCTAAATCGCTTGCCATAATTGGATCGCCACTTTCATGATATCCACTTTCTAAAGCTTTTTCAGCTTTCTTTTTTAGTTTGTTCAGTTCTCTTATCTTTCTACCTTTTACTATCAAACTACCATCTTCAAGTGAATATAAATTTTTCCAATACCCAAATGAATGTAAAGCCTTTTGTCCATCTTTATCTACACCATATACTTGCACCCCATCTATATTAGATGTACTTCCTAAGAAGTTAGCATACAGTCCCATAAGTCCACGCGCAGATAAAGCTTCTAAATTACCCATTTGATAATGTGGTATATACAACTCTAAACCTTTACGCTTAATTAATCTTTGATACCTTTTTGTTATATCTGTATACTTATTGTAAAAGTTTATTTCTTCACGACTAGGATTAGTAGCCATAAACTCTTGTTTAGATTTAAGACTTATACCGTCAACTGTTTCATTTATCATATTAAAATACAGTTCATTAAATCTAGCTCGTTTATTAAATATAGTTTTTAGTGTAAGTTTTTTACTATTTCTTAAAGCTGTCTCTACAACATTAATTTCTTGTACTATCGACTTTATTTCTTTTGCATACTTTCTGTACTCTTCTTGTATTTGGTTTAGCATAAACTGCACTTCTGGTCGTTTAGATGTCATGTTATTTGATCCGAACCATTTTCTAATAGTGCCTATATCTTCATTACCTTGATACTTATATTTACCTTTGCTCTTTCTTTGCAGCTCTTTTATTTGTTTTGCCATAGCTTTTTTACCTATAGCTAAATGTAGTTTATGCAATAATCTAGCATTAGCAACTTCATCATGTTTTTTCTGCACATCTTGTGCAAGCTGATACAATGCATCTAAGCTCAAAGTTTCTATGCCTTGCACTTCTAACTCTTGTTCTTGTTGAGCTAAACTTCTGTACGACTCAAGATACTTATCATATCTATCATTAAAATATTTTTTAATATTAGCATCAGTTTCTTTTTGTATCATTGAATAATCATAACCCAAAAAGTTAAAGAACTCTTGTTTATTCAAAAGCTTGTTTGTTTCAGATAGGTGATCCATGTAAAATAATCTAGCTTTTTTAAACTTGGTAGTTCCATCTGGTTCTCTTTGTGTTTTACCTTGTAACTCCTTTTTCTTTTGTTCAGTAACACGTGATCTTGTTTGATTTTTAAATATATCTAAGTGATTAGATATTAACTCGTTAGACATTTCTTCGACAGCTTTAGATTCAGTTGAAGATTCTTTGTCTTGTTCTGATTCAAAAAAGTTGTCTAATAAATCAAATTTATTTTTTAAATATTGTTTATCAAACAATGGCGTCAATGAATTACGCTCAAAACCTAATTTGTTTTTTAAGAAATCATATTGCAATAATGCATCTTTAATATTGTCAGGCAACAGTAAAAACTCATTACGAGCTATCTGTATCTCTTCTTCGTTGCTAAACGCGTTTATTTGTTTTTTGTTTATTTCTATTTGATTTTTGTAAAAATCTGATTTTGGATCGTTACTTAATAATAAATACTTTTTGACAAAGTTATCTGCTGTTAAATCTGCTCTATTAGCATAATCTTCTATTGTAGCATACACTTCAGTTAGTGATTTATTATTATTAAGAACTGGTAACGCTTCAGATATTTTCATCAAGTAATAATCTTCAATAAGCTTTCTGTGTTCTCTTCTTTCAAAATCTAAAGTAATCTTTCTTTCATTCTCTATATACGCAATTACATCACGCGCTTCTTTTGTGTACATGAACGATGTAGACTTTTGTCTGTCTACTTGTTTTTGTAATAACTCTATAGCATGTTTGATCAAAGGATCAGATCTAAAGTTACCCATTGTATTTGGCTCAAGTAAACTAGATTCTCTTGCATCTCCATTAATTGTATCTATTAATCTTTTTGCATCGTGTCCATGTTTAGGCATCGACTTATGCACAGATAGAGATTTGCCTATTGTAAATATCTCATCTGATACTTTTTCTAGTTTGTGCATAAAGCCAATAACACGATACTGCATGTCTTTGCTATTGCTTTTAAGTCTTGTAATATCTAAATCTATTTCAGCACTACTATACTTTTTAAGTATTGCTTTAGCTTTTGCATCATTTACTCCACCTATTTGTTTAATAGCTTCAATAGCAGCAATACCTTTAGTAACTGTCATAACTGATTGATCACCTCTTTTCTCAGCATATACTTTTACAGCTGGGTGATTCATAATAACAGATATATCTTTTATGTCTACGCCTAGTCTTGCTAACAATGTAAACTGATTTACAGTATTTGGATTTAAACCCATGTTATTAGCGTACTGATGTTTTGCATTATCTAATACAATATTGAGCAATAAGGCTACTGCAAATGCGTTACCAGCTGCATTGTTTTCTGTTGTCTCATCTACTAGCCCATTAAGATTTTCATATGTTTTACTTAAACCTTTTATATTAAGTGTAAAGTTAAACCCTACACCGTAACCTGCCATAACGTTCAACACACGCTGTAAAGATGCAACAGTTCCAATCATATTTTGTGCTGGCACATTATCATTAAAGTACTGCTTATCACCTATAGGGAGTAGCTGTGATTCTCTTTCTTCTTTCTTGCCATAAAATTGTTCAACAGATCTTAAAGATTCTTCTGCTACCTCTTTTATTTCTATTGGTGTAGTTAGTTCTCTGTACCTTTGACTATCTACCTCAATATCTGCAATAAGATTTATGTTCAACTCTAATAATCTATTTGCATCAGCTTGCCAAGGCTTTAATACATTTGTTACAGGAACAGCTTTACGTCTTCTAGTTCCTGGTATAATTACTGTTTCATCTATATTACCTTTGTGCTCATAGTTCAAAAATAATGAGTCACCATCCATATCAGATCCTATAACTTCTGAAACTTTTGATGGTACAGATATAATAGATCGTGCACCTTCTGTGCCTTCTGCATGAAATCCTTTTACAACTAAAGCTACTGTAGATTGTTTACCGTGTGCAGGTACACGTGTAGCTAATATTACATCACCAACTTTAACTCCATCTTGCTTAGCTGTTGCAGGTATGATAGCTTCAGATACTACTAGGTCTCTACCTTCTTCGATATATCTGTTAAGTATATTCTTATATCTTCCCTCTGATGCTTTCTCTGCTAACTCAGACATCTTTTGATATGCATTTAGATTCATGCCTATACTTGATACCTGATAAGCTATAGTACCCCTAAACATAGCTTTTGTTCCAAACTTTACAAGTCTTGATGCAGCTAGTTGTTGCATTAAGTTGTGCATTTGTGGAAGTAATGCAGGTGCATACTGCGCTAATGATGTATTAAGATTTCCAAAAAACTCTTCACCAATCAATTGTCTTAAGAAATCTACATCTCTTTGTCTTTCTTCTGCAGTTGATTTGTCTTTGTATATAACAGTGCCTCGTTTAGTTTCTTCATAGCCCTGCATTGCTTTAGCTGCCAATTCATGCATCTCTCTTACGATTGCTGTTTCTTCAGCAGTAAGATTAGAATGATGGTGCCCAAACAATTGTGATGGCATATGGAAAGCATGTCTTTCTTTATCAAGCTCTACTTGTACACCAAATCCTTCGCCAGATATACCACTCCAGTTACCTTCTTCTACTGCATTGTATATATTGTCCTGTTGTTCGCTTATCTCGTCTACAGACATATTATCTATATCGTAAATATACTTATCACCTGGTGCATATAACTTAAGAGCGCTTTTGAATGTAGCAATAGGCGCAAAGTCGTGATCTTGTTGACTATTACCAAACTTTTGTTCAGCTATTACCTGTTTACGTTTTCTCAAAACATCTGCTATCTTTTTGATCGTAGGATTATTTTTTTCCATTTCAGGAGTTATCTCAACTATCTTAAACTTTGCAAATGTTCTTTTACCTTGTAGGTTTTTATTTATATTGTCTACCTCTACATAGTCATACACGTGTTTAAACACATGACCTACTTTACGCATAGCACCAAACTTGTTTCTTATCTTTTGACCATCGCCAGGTAATACATATGCTTCTGCATCTGTTGCCTTGTGTGTTCCTGTTGTTCCTTGGTACTGTCCATTTTCATCTTCAAATAAATCTTGCAGACCTACAAACTCTATAGGAACATTACGATCATGCGGTGTGTGTCTTTTAATTGCACCTTCAGCACGTTTGATATAATCTATTTCACTTTGTGACTCTTCGTGTCTACCAATAAGCAATTGTTGAGCCATAGCCTTATTTACAGTATAATTAAGTAAAAACTCTTGCAGCTTTTTATTAGTAAGCTTTTCGCCTTTTTTACCTATTAAAGTATTAAGCTCTATTTGTTTTGGATCTTTAAGTATCTCAGCTTTTAATTTTGCTGCTGCTTTCTGTAAACCAACAATCTTATATGTATTACCTTCTTTCTTTATATCAAAAGGAAATACTTTCTTTCCATCTTTATATGTTAACTTATGTAAACCTGCCTCATAAGCCATTCTTGCTAATTCATTCTTTTCTTTGGCTGTTCTTGCAAGTCTTGACTTAACATAGTATCTACGTTTAGCTGCACCAAATACAGCTATGGCTTGATCGTAGTATGCGGCTTCTTTATTGTTTTTGTTTTGATCAAGATTATATAAGTAGTCATTTAGGTCAGCTAACATAAGTTCCTGACTATCCATTTTAACATACTTACGATTTCTTCTTCTATCTATTCCAAAGCTTTCATCTTTAGCTACAACTACACCAGACAGCATACTTATACCTAACTCTTTACCTTGGTACATAATTTTTACAAATGGATTTACAAACTTACCATCCTTTATGTATCCAAGACCTGCAGCACTCATAAGTCTGACGAATGCAGATTTGTTTTCTCTAGCTAACCTTGCATAATTTTCATTTTTATTATGCAGACTGTTTTCTTTGTTAATAATCATAGTTGGATTTTCAGCTACATCATTAACCATAGTTATATAGTTCTTTGATCTTGACTGAATCATTAACTCTGATAGTAGTGTTCTAAATCCATTTTGTATTTGTAACACATCGCCTCTACCTTTATTATCTACAAAGTCTTTTATGTTTGATTGTACAAGGTCTGCTATAGTAGTATATCGTTTACCCTTATAGTTAAAGCTTCTAGATGTTTCTGAAAACAATTCTCCATTGATATATTGATAGTATGAGCTATCTGTATATATTGCGTTAAAAGCTTCTGCAATGTTTCCAGCTCTTAATAAATCTATAACGCCAAACTTTTCTTGATTTGTTTTTTCTCCTGTTGCAAACCATAGTCTGTTAGCGTGTTGATCTAATCTAGCCAACCAACGCTTTTCATCCATGCTTAACGACTCTTCACTAAACCATGTGTTTACACCATCAGGACCTTTTCTAAATGATACTTGTTTCATTGTTTCGACTTTCTTATTTGCAAAGTCGATTGACATATCTAACAATAGTGCATCTACTAAAGATTCTCTACCAAACTGATCTTGTAAGTATTTAACAAACCTTTGTACATCTATATTGTCGCTATTAATTACTTGATCTACAAACGCAAATGGATTGTTACGCTTTACTCTCTGTCCTATAGCAAATAGTTCTGCGAGTAACTCTGACTTGTTAACTGGATTCTTAGGCGTTCTTTTACTTTCTATAATAGAGTAGCCCTCTATAACTGTAGAAGTTGTACCAGATAAAGGTTTTTCATCTCTATCATACAATTGTCCTGAATCATTATCTTCCTGTATTGTTTCTTCGTTTTCTTGATACTCGCCTATCAAATCGCCAGGCTGTAGATCTTTACCCTCTGGCGACAACTTTTCATTTAACGCTGCGGTTAACTTATCCAATACTTTTCTATATGCAGCATAATCAACTTTATCTACTAATGATTGTATTTTTCTTCTAATAAAGTCGTGTTGTATTTCACCTACACCAAATGGTGGCTTTTGTTTTGTAACACTATACTTTAAGCCATTCATTTTGTATATTTCCTTCAAAGCCTCTTGCACAGCTGCCTCGCCTTTCAATCCTTTTGCTGCTACTTTTTGTGTTACAATTTGTGTCATACCACGCATAGATACAGCCTCTAATCCAAATATCTTTTGTTGTGGTTTTTCACTATATGAGTTTTTCTTGAACTGATTATTAGCATTAAGAGTGTTAAAGTTCTTGCTAATATAATCCATCATCTCATCAAGATTCATATCAGCAATCTCAGGTATTGCAGTTTTAATAGACTCTTCAGCTTCTTTTCTATTTCTACCTAACCTACTAACAGTATTGTATATTCTGGTAAATACACTTTCTGTTTCTTGTGCTAACTTAGCATCTTTAACAACATTTAGTATCCCACCATTTCTGTTGTAATCTTCATTTGCAAATGCAAAAGCTTCTTCTAATAAACCATATTGAACTTGATCGCTCATACGTTTTACTTTTCCAGTTTGTGCTAATGCAGTTAAAAGTTCTCTTACAGATTCATTATATTGTTTTTCATTGCCTTCTTCTCTTGATGTTCTAATAGTTTCTACTAAACTAGTTAGTGAAGTTTCTAAATCCATTCTACCATTCAAAGCTTCATAAACAATACTACCACCTGTTACAAATTTATTGCCTTTTCGGTAACGTACGAGTTCTGGATAATTGATTTCTATTTGTGGTAGATAACCTTGTTTAATAAGAAGTTTATTTAGTCGTTTTTGTATTGCTGTACCAGCTATTGCTTGATAGTATGGATGTGATAACTCATGTATCAAGTCAGTCTGCATTGCTGCGTCTTTATTTACAAGAATTGTACTACCAAAGAATACAGCTTTAGCTGGTGCTCCAAACCCTTCTAATAATTTTTTATATGTGAATCGTACATCAACTCCAGGAAACTGTGAGCTTAATGCATCACGTAAATATTTTTGAACTGCTTCTTCCACTGGATCAACAGTAATTTGATGTATATCATTACTGTCGTTGTTGTCTGTTTTCTTATACTTTGTATCTGGATCGATTTGATCATCAAGACCTTTTATTACATCGTCTTGTTGTTCTTCTTCGTTTGCGCTTTCTACAAATTCTTCAATTTGTTTATCTACGGTTTTTTTACTTTTTTTTTTAGGTTTCTTAACCTCTTCCGTTGTTGCTTTCTGCGCTTCTTCTTTACGAGCAGTTTCTATATTTTCTTCAGATTCTGCTGCACCAAATATATCTTGGTTTTCTTCAATAAACTGTTCATCAGATTCTGTAAGCTCTTGTTCATTTTTTATTTTTTCAATAATTCCTCGAGCTCTTCTTTGTTTTACTTTATCAGTTAAGTTGTTAACTCTTTCTGTAAAAACTCCAATAAGTTTAGAACCACTTTCTTTTATTGTAGTAAATATATTTTTAAATACAGTACCAATAGATTCTTTCTGCTCTCCTGTAAGTCTATTAGTTACCATTGTTGTTATTTGGTCTATAAACTTTTTAGAAGCTCCTTTAAGGTCGGTCTTTTTAATTTTATTTACAATTTCTTGTGCTTTCTTTTTAGCCTCTTCTTTTGTAAACCCTTTTTCTTTAGCTTTTTCCTTAGCTTCTTTTATTTTGTCTTCAAGAGCTTTTGCTGTTTTAGGGTGATTTTTTTTTAAATATTTGTTTACATAGTTAGATCCAGCGTCTTTTTGTTTTTTGAAAAAAGCTACAGCTTTCTTAGCTGGCTCACTTTGTATAATTTCTTGACCTTTTTCTTTTACAATACCTGCAGCTTCTTTAGCTGCGCCTACTACACCCTTTTCTTTTACTGTGTCTCTTACAGCTTTAGCTCCTTTTGCAATAGCACCAGGCACTCCTGCAATAGCTTGTCCTGCACGTTTAAGTAATCCTGCTGGCGTTTTAGCTTGTGCTTCATCAATACCTTCTGTTGTAAATTGTTCAAACTGTTCTTGCGTTAACCCTTTAGATGATCGTTTTACACGAGAACCATCTTTAGTCATTTTACCTTTACGAACTGTTGCTATTTGTTCTACTAAGTTTTCTAGTCCTGCTATCTCTTCATTAGCTGTTTGTTCAAACCCTGCGTAGTTAGCTTCTATATTATCTATAGCTTGTTGTAAGTTTTCTTTATTCTTAATTGTTTTTTTCTTAGATTCTATTGCAGCATCAGCTTTTTCTCTTTCCTGTTGTTTAGATCTTTCAATAGCAGCTATCTTTACTCTTTGTCTAAATATCTGATTTTTACCTTCGTAGCTCAATGTATTATCTTGATGTGAAGATTCAAATAGTTCAGCATAATCTTTAAAAGTATCTTTGATTTCATCTGCAGTTTCTTGGCTCATTTGTTTTTCAGCCACCATACGATCAAGTCTTTCGTCAGCTCTTTCAGTATTACCATTATCATTAATGATCATACCAGCTATAATTCCAGCCCTGTTTTGTTCTGCTAAATAAAAGTCTGCTTCTTGTGTTTCAAGCTGATCGTTAAATGTAGTTCTAAATTTTTCTAACTGATATTCTCTTTCAGCTATAGCGTCTACATATCCACCTCGAGCACCCATGGTTAAACCAAGTGCAAATGAACTAACTCTTGTTTCCATCATTTCAGGACTACGGAAAAACTCCATAAATCCAGGGTAACCTTCACCTACATCATAATTCGATAAATCAGGTCTTTCTTCATAAATAGCTTTACGCTTAATCCATTCCTGATATACTTCTTGGTATTGCTCTGTAAAACCTTCTATACTACCAGAAGCTCCTGCTTGTAGAAATGGTGCAATCTTTTGTCCAAAGGTTGTACTTCCTTTTGGTATTGCTTTAATACCTGCAGTTAATCTACCTAGTCCACCAAAAGTCAAACCAAACTGCAACATGTCTATACCTATCCATTTCATGTTATCAGTATAAACTTCTCTTGCTGCTGCTGACGCTTCTTCTGGTGTCAAACCATCTGCTAAAGCTTGTGTAAGTGTTTCTCCTGCCACAAATGCACCTTCTGCTAAGTTACCACCAATACCACCACCAACAGCTGACACAATAGCTCCAGGTGCTTTTTTGAATGCTGCTGTTTCGTCTAAAAATTTGTCTCCAATTTTTGCCTTTGGATTATATATTTGTGCTTTTTTTAAATTACTTTTAGTTACTGTTTTTGTAGAAGCTTTAAATAAATTTGATCCGCCTTTTGCGTATTTAATTACTTTATTACTATTTAATAAAAACCTTGTACTAGCTGCAGCTGATCCAATACCAGGTACAAAAAACGACATAGAATATGGCACAAGTCTTGCTACTTTAGTTGTCCAAAATGTTGGATCTGTCATTGAAGACCAAGTAATTTCTTCTAACTCGGGCGGAATATATACATCATTTTTCATTTGTATTTGCTGCCCTTTGCGTTTTAGATAAGATGCTACTGTTGTATTAATACCTGCATCTGGATCCCATGGTGTAACTGTTGATCCAATAAAATCAATAGTTTGTCCTGTTCCTTCAACAAGATCACCCCATCCTGCAGCTATACTTCTACCAAACTTAGATTGTTTTGTTCCTCCAGCCAAAGCTAATCCTCCTGCTACACCAGCTGCTATACCCATAGGTCCACCTACAGATCCAATAATTCCACCAGCAACAGGTGCTGCTATATCACCCAATGTAATATCTGGAGACAATACAGCATCTGGATCTTGTACTTGTTGTAATGGGTTTTGTCCATACATTTGTCTTTGCAAAACAGCACCTGATTCACCCATCATTTGTTGACCTGCTAAGTTAGATATAGCTTGATCATACTGTTGTTGATTTTGTGCATTAGCTTGAAATACAGAACCAAACCCACCTGATGTCATTCCAGCATCATATTCCTTTGCTGCATCAGCAGGTTTTTGATTAGCTGCTAAATTTTTTGTAAAGTCGTAAAAGCTACCCATTAGTAATTAAAGTATTTAGTCCAAAGTCTAGATCGTGATTTTAATTCATCAACATCTTTCTTTGGTGATGTTTTTTCTTTATATCTGTAATATAAATCTAAATTACCAGATTTAAGTATATCATATAACTCTGGATCACTTTCTTGTAACACACTAAGATTACTTATTGCACCCATCATTAATTCATGTGTATCAGCAGTATCGCTCATTTGCGCTTGTTTACCTGCACCATCTAATAATTCAGTCATAACTATTGGTAACATTTTGTAATCAATACCTGCATTCAACATACTCATTGTAACTGGAGCTGCATAAGTATCAGCTATCATATCAATACCAGCAAAATTATTGTTTGAATATACGGATGCTAATTGATTTTGAGCTTTATTCTTAAGAGCTATTTGTTTTTCTTTTTTCTTTTTGTCTTTAGCAAAGTTAGCAATATTTGTTCTAGTTTCAGACAATGATTTATTAATATTTTCATCTGCATCTAGTCCTGCTATATTTACATAATTCATATCTAACTCTTTATAATATACATCATCTTGGAACATATCATCTTCTTCCATTTGTATAATATAAGCTGGTTGGAATTGTATATCATCTAATGCAGCTAATTTTTCGTTTATACTCTTAGCCCTATTAGTAGGATCTAAATCAGCTTCCCCTTCTGTCATAAGTATTTCTTGTTTTCTACCAAACTTATCTATACCTACAGCTTTTTGACCTACAAATATTCCTTTGATCTCCATGTCATCTAAATTCTTTTCTAGAGATAATGGACCAAGCTCATCTTCATATATCATACTGCCTCTGAAGTTATACAAACCAACACCATCACCAAAGTCTTCAACAATAAACTTACCATCTTCAAATTGTATTCTATCACCAAATACTTGACGCAATACTTTTTCTTGCATGTCTGGATTTGTAAATATTTCACCACTTGTCTGTGCAACAACACTGTTTTTAACAATAGGTCTAGATCCTGCGTCATAGCCGACTAACATATCATAATATTGTCCAGCACCAGATGCTTCAAATAATTGTGCGTATGAATTGTTTCTTAATTGAGCTCCTGTAGCTCGTGGTGCCATTTCTAGTCCTTTAACTAATTCTGTGCCAAGAGTTGTTTTAATTGCTTTCTCTCCAAAGTCAGCTTGTTGTATACCAGAAATACCCATACGTTTTTTAAGATATGGTATAAGTGATTCTGGATTGTTTTGTGCATAAGTAATAAGCTCATTTGCATTTGGCTGATCAGCTACCATGTAAGAATAGTCTGCTAATAGTGTTGGTAGGTTTTCATACAAGTATGCTTCAATACCAACATTTTCTTCAACAGTCATATTTTCTAAAAACTTAGTGTCTATCTCTCCATCAAGCTGACCTCTATAAGTAATTACATCTGTTTCACCTGCTTGAAATCTTGCTAAATTATCTCTATCTCTTAATGATAGTAAATGTCCTTTTCCGTCATTTTGTACTTGTATAATTTTTGCTAGATTTTCTTTGTTTTGTGCTACCTGATAAACAAAATCATTATTGTTTAGTTTGTATTGATACTCAGCTATTAATCTATCTATACCAAATTGTTTTGCTCTTTCGTAGGAACCATATTGACGCAACATATCATTAATAGGTTGTAAATAATCATTAGATATATTTTTAATACGTTCTCTATCCTTGTCTCTTGCGTGTTGTCCAGTAAGTAATTGATTTGCAGTTTCATACGACTTATCTATCATTTGCTGCATTGCTAAACGATTCTGAGTCTCTACCTGCTGTTCTTGCTGTTGCATCTGTAAGATGCCTTGCATGTATTGCATTTCTTGTCTACGTCTTTCCTTTTTATTAGACGAGCCAAAAAAACCACTTAATGCGTTATATCCAAATGCGTCCATAATTAATCTTCTATTTGTCCAGTCTCTGTACCTGATCCTGGAAAGTTAAGTCCTACAAGTGGGTTGTTTGTATTTTGATTTATCTGATTTTGCAATTTATTATAAAACATGTTTTCATATATAGACGACTGATCATTTAAGTTGTCAGTAATCTGTTGGAATGCCAACTGTGCAAAATTAGAAGCCCCCTGTTTGTTTCTAATCTGTTCTTGTAAATCATCTGATCTTTCTTGTGCAGCCTTTCTATAATTATAATCCTCGTGGAATTGTAGTGCTTGACCATATTGCGCAAGATTAGATCTTTGTATTTCTGCGTCTGTTGCAGCAAAGTCAAGTAACGCAGATGCTCTTTGTGAATCTAATAAACCCGAACTAGCCAAAAATTTAGCTCTGTCACCAGCTGTACCACGCACTGCATTTTCAATACCTCTTTTGTATGCTGAGTCAATGTCTTTTCTGTGTTTTTCTGCTTCAGCTGGACTAAAACCCATTTTTGATAATTGCTGTACTTGATGTAAATGTTGTTTAAACATATTAGATACACCAGGCAATTCAAGAGGTTTTATTTCTTTCATTGCGTCATGGTAAGCTTGTCTACCTAAAGCTGCTGAAACTAAAGTTCCAGGACCACCTAATGCGTCTGTAATCTTTTTTACAAGCCCTAAACCTTTTGCAAGCTTATCTCCTACATCACCTAAAGAATCCCAAAAACCTTTTTTATTTTTATCAGGATCTGAAGAAACTTCATTGTTACTATTATTTTGTTCATTAACAACATTTGCTTTTTCTGTCGCTTTAGTTACAAGATATGCATCTCTTTCTTCTTCACTATCAAAAGCAGTAATTCCATTTTCATCTTTTTCTATAACTATACCATATCTATCAAGATAGTATTTTTCATATGCATCATCACTTAATGTTGTTTCATCAAAACCGTCTTCCTCCCAATATTTAAGAGTAATGTTACTTTTTTCTACTTTGTCAGTTTTAACAACATTTGGATTTTTTTCTTCAAAGTTTTTGTACTGATCAAGTATTAGTTGTACCTGTTCATCTGAAAATTTGCCAGGTAAAGGCAACCCTTCAACACCTTTTTCTTTAAGATAGTTATACTTTGTGTCAGCATCAATTAATTTATCAAAGTGTAATACAAGGTTTCCATAGTCTACAGGTGCATAAACATCAACCAAACCACCAAAAGAAGATTCATCACCTCTTATGATTTCTTCTATACTCTTTCCCGATATACGCTCTATTGCATTTCTTTGTTCTTCTGTATAACTATTTTTGAATAGCTCTAAATATCCTTCTTGTATAGTTTTTGAAGTAACATTAAAATTAGCATCTTCTGCCTTTTTTAAAGCTTCTGTCAAACCTAAAGAATATGCTTGTGATTGATTAAATAAACCTCCTTCAATTACTGATGCGCTTGTTTCAAGATAATCTTCTAAAAAACTATCTGTAAAATCTTCTAAAGGAATATTGTGAAATGGCGAATCAGGATCGGTTACTCTTAATACATCTTTTAAAAATATTTCTGCAGAACTACTAGATCCTGTTTTTGAAGCTATCTGACTAGACAGCTGTGATAGCATTTTATTTTTTAATGCCTGGTATTTAAAAGTTTTAGTATCTATGTCTTGACCAAATCTATTTTGAAAAAACAAATCTAATTTTTCACTCATAGATGAAGCTATTGCATTTCTTACATCATCATTAGAAAAACTAGATTTTATAAAATCCTCTCTTTCTTCATCGGTGTATAAACTAAAATCTTTTTTGAGTCCTTTTTCTTTTGCAAATTTTCTTACAACATCACCAAAAACATTCCTAAGTATTTGATTAGTAGCATCTTCTGTTAAAACACCATTTTCGTAACCATCATTAACTTGACTTTCATTATTAAAAAAATTATACTCAAAAGAAAGCGGCTTGTCTTTTGTAGCCTCACTAATTTGTTGTTCTCTTGTAGGATTACCTTGACTAAGGTTTTTTGAATCAATAACTATTTGTCTATTCTTGTATTGATATTCAGATATGCTATCTCTTCTTGCTTGATACGCATCACTATTCGGATCATTATATCCAGCATATCTTTCAAATTTTGAAAAGCCGTTTGTTAATTCATCTGTACTTGTCGATGATGCTATACCTTGTAGTATTTTGCTGTCATTACCATCAAACTGTAATGCGAAAGTTAATTGTAGTTGTATAGCTTGTTGTACTTCTTGTATTGTAGGTTGTTCTAAACCTAAAAATAAATTATTTAATCTATCAGAAGTAAAACCATTATCGGTCATGTATTTAAGAAGAGCTGTTTCTCTTTCTTTGTGATGTTGAAATAATCCTGAAGATGAATGACCTGTATCAGCATCATTAGGATTATAAGCAAATGGATTAAGGCTAGATTCTTTATTTATGTTTCCTAGTAATGCAGCAATAAAATCATCAGAAAAATCAGATGACTTTATATTAAAATCAGGATTGTCTTTAAAAGTTCGCATTAAAATTTGCACAATCATATCTTCATATGAAGAATATTGTGTTTGCGAAAAATCTATTTCTAATCTTTTAGCCATTAGCCCATATTATTTTTTTTCCATTTACTATGATTTTTATTTATCATAGCTATAACTTCTTCTTTAGTCATATCTTTACGATATTGCGACTTTATATGATCATATATTCCTGCTCCTGGTTTTGCTGTTTGGCCAGTAGGTTTACCTTTTTTATCCATAACAGTTCCGTCTTGTGCAACAGGTAGTGGATTGTCTTTATGACTAGCTTTTCCAGGTGTTACATTTTTTGAGTTTTCTGCTTGTTCTCTAAATATTTCAACAGCTTCATCTTCATCACCACGAGCCATAGCGTCACGCATTTCACCTTCTCTATTGTTAACTAACTCACCACCAGTAAACTCTGCTTTTGGCATTTCGCCACCTTCTGCTGCTGTTTCACCTTGTTGTATTTCTTGCTGCACTTCTGCTTGAGCTTGCGATTCAACATCTTGCATTGTGTCGTCTTCTCCAAATATTTCTTGATGTGCTCCTGGATCAAGTTGCTGTAAAAGATTAGACATTATGTTTTTACCTTGTTCTAAATTAGCAAATCCATTTTCTCCAACTGGTCCATCAAAAAAAGTATTTTTAAAAAATTGATTTTTATCTCCAAGGTTTTCTCTAATATAATTAGACATAGCTCCTTTATAGTCATTCTTAACTATAGAATCAAAAAAATCTTCGTTAGTATTACCAGTACGAATATAATCTTGTATTACAAATTGACTTTTTATTGGTAGTTTATCGAATGTATTTACACCATATTTATTGTCAATAAACTGTTCAGCTTTTTGTTCTGATTGACTAACAATACTACCTAACATTTCTTGCATACCTTCATTTGATACAATACCAAAATCAGCTTTTGCTTTTTTTGCTTTTGTTAAATCAGAATACTCACCTACTAGAACACCTAATCCTGCTTTTACTTGATATTTACCATTTTCTAACGGATGTATAAAAGCTTCAAAAGAATCATTAACTTGACTATAGCCTTTTAGTTCTGGATTCTCTACACCTATAATAGTGTTAACATAATTAGGATATGCTTGTATTTTAAGTGCTTTATTTATAAACGCCATACCATCTCCATCTTGAAGATTATTTTCAGAAATAAAATTTTCTATGTCGTCCATTTCATTAGCTTCGTCAAAGTGACCACCATTATCGTACTCATCTTTTTCTGCTAACATTAATATTCTTTCTAAATTCTTATCCATTATCCTTGTTGTAATTGATTTTGATCATAGAATCCAGCTAATCCACTTCCTGCTCTTTGTGCAAATCCTGCTGATCCCCCACTAATATTTGGGGCGCTAGCTACCATACGAGGTACAAATCCTGGTCCTACTCCAGATGTTGCTCCTATACCCATAGCAGAAGGTATCAAAGAAGATCTCATTTGTGGCATTTCAGGTAATGGATCAAAACGCATCTCTGGTTCTTCTTGACCTTTTCCTGTTAATGTGTCAATGCCGCCTTTTATTAATTTTGTTGCAGTTCCAAGTGTTGCGTCAATAACAGGAAAAGCAACTTTGCCAACTGCTTCCATTCCTTTTGTAGCAACTTTTCCTGCAAACTTAACAGCGTCCATAGCAAAGTCTACCCCAGTATCTACTACTTTTTTAATAGTGCTTCCTACTGCAGATACTACTGGTTTTGCTGTAGCATCAAGAACTGTTTTAGCAGTGCTTACTACTGGTTTTAGAGCTTTGCTAGTAATTTTAGCTACAGGTTTTACTGCTGCAGTTGCAACTTTAGAAGTTGTTTTTAATGCTGTTTTACCAACTTTTCCTGTAGTCTTAATTGCTTTATCAGCTACCTTAGTTGCAGTTTTTAATCCTGTTTTAACAGGTTTTGTAGCAGCTTTCAATCCTTTAGAAACAACTTTCATAGGTTTTTTAATTACCTTACTAACAGTCTTTCTTATTTTTCTAAACAAGCCTCTTTTTCCTTTTTTTCTACGTCTTTTCCTACGTTTTCTTAAACGTCTACGAAGACCACCAAGTAAAAACAATTCTTTTTCTTGATCTTCATCACTTAAAAAATCAAATACATCTTCACCTCTAGGTACTTCGTCATATATTCCACCATCATCAAATACACCGCCTTCAGAATAGTTACCCATACCATAAGTGTTTCCATAAGCAGCTGCTCTTTGATAATATTGTTGTGTTTGAAATTGATTAGCTGCAGCTTGTCTGTTACGCTCAATACCCTCAAGGTACATTTCTCGTATTTCAGCTTTTCTATCCGCTACTGCCTGTTCGTATTCTCTTTGAGCTTTTTGTCTTGCTCTTTTTCTTGCTTTATCTCTTTTTCTTTTACCTCCAAATAATGATAAACCTATACCTATCAACGCACCTATTGGTCCAGCTGCCATTCCTAGTTTTGCACTCAATGCTGTACCAGCTGCTGTTGCACCTAATTTTGCTCCTATAAATGCTCCCGCACCCGCGCCAGATATACCAGCTCCTAACATTTCACCACCTGTAAATGTTGTTGGATCATCATCATCAAAAGCGCTTCTAACCAATCTACCTACCAAATATGTAGGAATAGCAGTTTGTGCTGTACCAGCTTTTAATCCTTGTAGGTAATTATTAGCAGCTGCTCCAAATTTAGTAGGAACTGTTGTCATTGTACTTGCACCCTCTATTGCAACGCCGCCAGATCCTGGTACAGTTTTAAATCTTATATCATGTAATAAATTACTTATCTTACCACCTGGGCCTAATGCTTTAGGAAATAAACCTGTTTTACCAAACAAACCTTTACCAAGCTGTGCAACAGCAGGAACTACCCCTAATAGTTGTTGTGCATTTATTTTTTGTTTTTGGTCAAATGCTGGCTCTATGTATGGTACTTCAGGAAACATAGCCTGTGCAGCCGTATATGCAGTATAGTTACCCATAGCGCTAGGGTTATACGCATATTGTGGTTGCATATTTTGATACAAGTTTTGTGCTTGTGTGTTAAAGTTTCCATACGGGCTAAACAGATGACCGTATTGGTTTTGTAATGTTGTTACGTCTGTTAATGCCATTAGTTGAAAGATTTACGGTATTTAGCCATAATTGCAAAGATATTAAATTTTTCTTGAGTTCTGGCTGTTAGTTTTACTCTTAGATACGTCCCAGTTAACCTTGGATTTTTATCTACACTATATAAATTTCTAAGTGGTGCTCTAAGAACTCCTTCTCTATATTTATGAAGCCTGTCATTAAAAGACATATTAGTTTGATAGTATGGATTAGAAGATGTTGATACATTCATTAAACCTATGTCACTAAAATCAGTAACAAATTCTATTTTTTCAATATATCTACCAATATCTTGTGATGCTATATTACTATTATTTGTAGCTTTATTTCTATCTACGTTATTGTTATCTGTTCCATAATAAACATTGTTGATGTCACCAACAGTCATTACAGAAGCAAAATTATCAAACTTTTTATTATCTCCTGGGGCTTCATTAATTACTTTTTCTAAATAAGCTGCGTCTATTACTGGCACACGACTATCTGTTGGAGATACTATTGTTATTGCGTCTCCTAAAGTATAAGAATCAGTAGAAGTTATATTTATTGTGGACGCATCTAATAGTCCATCAACTGAATCTATAGTTGCAACAACATTACCTAAAGAATCTTCTATGTCATATGTGCCTGATGCATAATTTGTTCCAGGATCAATTACATTTATTGACGTAATAATACCATTGCCATCAATTGCAGATATTTCTAATTGCCCAACAAAACCTGATATATTTTGATAATCAATAACTGCAACACTTGCGTTATTTTTTGGATGTATTTGTACATCATCAAAAAATGTAAGCTTAGGAGTAAAAATATCATCCCATTTATATAACTGCAAAGGTCCTTCTGCAAGCTCATATACACCTCTTATATATTTTGATGGATTAAAATAATAATTTTCATTGCGCCCATAAACTCCACTACATCCTGATCCTGCTGTAACAAAAGTTGGATTACCAGTAGGATTAGAATCAAATAAACCTGCTTGATAAACTCCACCTGTACTAAGAGTAATAAATGGTGATCTTGCTTTTGGTGTTATCAAAGATCCTTGATGCTCTATCCATTGCTGTGGATATACAGAATATTTACTTACTACAGCATTAAGATCTTCACTTATACCAATTGTAGTAGAATAAAAAGATCTTTCTGCAAAACCTCCATTTCCTGTACCTTCTGGATATTGTGCATTTATAGATCCTATATCTGATAAATTTAATACATTTCTACCTACAGTTTGATAACTTATAGTTCCATTGCTTGGATCTATACGTTTTCTATTAAGTACATATCTTCCTTCTGGATATTTTTCTCTATCGTATTTATCTATTCTAAGTCTATCAGAAAAAGTGTAATACACAGTGTTATTTTGATAATCAAAACCTCCATGTATACCAATAAAATATAAAGGCATATCGCCAAGATTTACTCTTGGTGCTTTTAAATATTTTTCTCTTGTTGTTAATCTTCCGTATTCTATTGCTTTTTTGAATAAATCTCTACACCCTATTTCATCTGATAAAACAGTAAACTGTTTAGCTGTATCAAACTTTAAAAGTTTAGCATATCTAGAATCAAAATAATAAAGACCTGATTCACTTACTACAACACTATGCATGTGTTGAGTTCCATATTTAACAGATATGTATTGATGTGATTCTATTGTATCCCCTGATCCTGTAAATAATGTTTGTCCACCAGCAGCATCTGATAAAAATGTTCGTGGATTTACAAGTAATTGTCCAAATGCATTTTCTTGAACAAAATATATTTCATTATTAAAATTAACTAATCTATTGATACCACCATGTATTGCTTCTACATCATAAAAATTAAATATAGGAAATACTCTAAATGCATCACTTTCTTCACCTGCTAGTTTTGTTTTTGAATACGCTACCTCATATGGTAAGTCAGTATACTCACAATCTTTTCTTTTAACACTTAAATAACTTTTAGTATTGTTTTCCTGTGAATAAACGGGATTATAAAACCAATCATTAGAAAATGGTGGTGCTGTTTGATCAAAGCCTTCTATGTGATTATTTGCTCCTAAATGATAACCACTTCTCATTTCTGTATTTACAAAAGATTCGCAAGGAAAAACAATCCATTTTGAATAACTTTTTTCTGGATATGGTGATGTCGTCATTTGATGTGAATACATTCCTACAAAAGTATCACCACCAAAAACTGTAGTATGATGATGACCATTTAAATCACCATGCCCTTCTCTTAGCTGATGTTTATTTCCAGCTGCAATCCATCTTGTTTTTTCTAATGCATCAATACTATTACCTCCATATTGGTTATCATTAGTTCTGTAAATATTAGCATAGTAATAAAAAGGTATTTTAGTACCTCTATGTAAACAGTCTGTGCTATTTGCTGATATATATCTTTTAGCATCTTTTGTAGCTAAATAATCTTGATTTTCAATAATAAAATCAATGTCTTTACCACATAATTTGTCATATCCACCTTCATAATGACTTTGTATTAATATTGCTCTTGTACCCATTTGCAGAGTACTTATTGTATCATAACTAACATCACTTGCATCTAAATCTTCATGTATTTTTGCATATGAAAGATAGTTGCCCCAACTATGAGATCCATAGTGCCCAATAAATCCTAAAGTAAAGTTAGAAAATCCTGAGTTCCATACATAATGTAGTCCACTATGTTGAAGTGTAATAGAATCAAAAAAACCTTTAGAAACTATTTCACCATCTACAATTTCTTTTGCTCTTAATATTTTTCTACTATACCAAGGAGCAAATGGTACTACATTTTTTGTTTGATTTAAGTCAGTATTTGTCATACTTACTAAACTAGATGGGCTAAAAGCAGATACATAAGGATCAGCCATATCAAAAAAAGTAGATGTTGCTGGTTGATGAACATATTGATAATTACCACTTACACTAGCTTGTCCAGACGGACCGTATAAATAAGCATGTCTAGAATTAGCACTGTTATTAGAATTATGACCACAATACATAGGAAAATATGGATCAAAAACGTAACATTTTCCAACCAATACACCAGACTCATCATTTCTAGTAGTTTTTTTAGTAGAAAAATATAAAGGGTAATCAGATGCTTGTGTAGCATAAGCAGAGCTTTGATTGTATGTAGTTTGTCCATGGCCCATACTTTCTGCATTACTCGTAGTGTGTTTTTGTAACACATCATTGTCATATCTTCTTTGATCATACAATTTCATTACAGAAACTATTTGTACATCATCTTCTGCTCTTGATAAATATGGTCTAATTCCAAATGTGCTATCAGGAGAATACATTAAATGAACATTTCCCATTGTATGAACGTGTTGCCCGAATATATCTGTATCTTGTATAGCATATCTACCATTACTGTAAATTCCAAAATATGAAGATCCAGACATAAAGTTAGCAGATGTACTTGCATCACTTTCATTTAAATATAAAGGTTTATTGTCAGTTGTATTAAATCCAACGCATCTATGAGAAGTTTCGCTTAAACCCAAATAACCTTTTAATACTTGATCGTATATTTGATCTACATTTTCATCTACTATATATTCTGTATCATTTGCTTGAACATTAGCTGCGCCCTTTCCATAACCATCATATCTACTTACTTCATTAATCAATCCTGACTGAACTATTGTTCTGTCAGTTTCTGTTCTTTCTGCACGAACAACCTGAAAACCAGATATTTTTTTTAATACATGAGAAGGTATTTTAAAAGTAAAATCTAAAGCTAAATCAAAAGTTAGGTGTTGTCCCTCTCTATCTTTTGGTACAAAACGTGTAGTTTTAGCATTACCTGATTGTATTTGACTACCTGAATCAGAATCGTCTGTCCCTGCTATACATGATGTTTTATCGTATATAGTTCCACATGCGGGAACAGAAGCACTGCCATTTGCTGATATTCTATAGTCTTGAACATCTGGGTTTTCTTTGAATCTTGTTGCACTTGAACTAAAATCTCTTCCTATACCTGCAATTGTGCCATCATTATCAGGTCCAAAATTTATATCTAATTCCCAAGCTTTATCATAATGTTGAGGCATTTGTATGTCTCCAATCCACAATACATTTCCTGGATCACCATTTAAATCATAAACTAATACACCAAATCTGTATGTTTCACCTCTTTGATAACCTCTTTTACTGCCAGATGCCATTGGATCTTTATTAGAACCTATATTTAATGTTGCTACATATTCTGTTGTTGTATTATCTTCTGATGACTCATAATCAGGCGAGCCGCCTGGTTTCCATACGTTATCAGTTTGAAAACTGTCATTTTTTATACTTGTAGAAATAAATGGTGAAGAACCGTTATTTATACCACCCCTATTATCTATAGTATCCGAAACTTTAGGAACTTGTCTAAAACTAACTAAACATCCTCCAAGTCCATTACTATTATTTGATTCATCCGTATCACCATAATATCCATAACTTTCCGCACCTAAAACTCTTCTTGATCCTACAGCACCATCATCATTATTCCACTGATCATTTCCCCATTTAATATCATATCCTCCACGCAAATATCTATGAGCTTGATGGTGATTTGTTCCTAATTTATTTAATTTAATATAATTAGCACCACCCGATATTTCTATAACCGTAGACTCGTCTAATGTTTGTTGACTAAATTCACTACTAGGAGCATAATATTCTTTTACATTTGAATCGTTTGTAGTTAAAGATCCAGCTACAGATGTATCTCCATGTGAGTCTAAATCAAACCTACGAACTTTAACATTCCATTCTTTTTCAGATATGTAATTTCTTTTTTGTCGTAAGTTAGCAGCAAATAATACATTATCTTTTATTGCTATATCTTTACAAATATCCCAGGTGTTAGATGGTATGAGTATTTTTTCTAGTCCATCTTGAATTACTTCAGTAAGTGTAGTGTGTTTAAAATTAACTATACCGTTAGATGGAATTGATTTTTTTGTAACTTCAGTTACTTGAGGTGGCACATTTAAATTATTATAAAATAGAGCATATATTTGTACTTCATCAAAATCTGTATCTAAATCATCTATTTGTAATTCAAAACCATCAGACGATATTGCCCCTGGCTCTCCACCTGAATATGTTTGATAACTAGTACTATCAGTGTTTGATATATGATATAAATTACTTTGTGGTGATATTCCTGTTTCTGCTCCTGCATCTGTTAAGTATTTATAGCAATATTGATATACACCAACAGGTAAACTTCCAGATATTACATTTTTTAATACAATCTGTGAATGATCGCATTTAGGAGTAATATCTAATTCATCTGGATTTAAATTTTCTAAATTTTTACCTCTTATATTAAGAGTTCTTAGTGGATTTTTGTTATCTGTCCAATATACTCTTGATATACAATCATTTTCTGTTATACCTTCTACCCTACATTTGATGTTGGGATCCATGTTTATATTAGGAAACTCATTTCCTAAATGATTATAACAAACTCTTAATTCTGTAGTTTTAATTACCTCTCCATCAGAATTAAAATCTAATAGAAAAAATATAGTTCTAAAGTCATCTATAAAATTTGATCCACCGTTTTCATTATAACCAATATATCCACATACAATAAGAAACAATTGATTTTTAAATGAAAAATGACCTACAATATTAGCTGCACCTTTTAAACCACCAGGTGTTACAGTAGTACCATCATAACTTCCAACTCCATAAGGGCCTATAACATTACCACTTGCATCTGTTCTTGGTGTAAAATAGTTATATTGAAATGGCGTAGTAACAGGATTTCCATTATATAAATAGTCAGACTTACCAAATATTTCTGTATCTGTTAAATCTATTAACTTTCTATTACCGTTTATATTTTCTACTGTAAAAGTTGATCCATCGACATTAATTATCTTAATGTTCATAGCATCACGATATGTGCCGTCCAATTGTAACCTTGGATCAGAATCGGTAACTAAACCTTTATTAAATCCTTTTACTTGACTTTTCTGCCCCATTAGTAAGTATTTAATCCATCGTATCGTGGAGGGTTATATGAAGTAATTGGTATTTTAGCATTCCATAGTTTACCAATCTTAAGTAACTCTACAGAACTTGGCATATTATCATCACCTCTTACTTTAGCACAAAGATGATACCATCTTCTTTCTAAATCTTTTATTATATATTGTGGTGCATTACCAGAGTAATAATCTATAGATTTATGTTTCCACATAATATAAAAAGCCACGGCTTCCTCGTGCCCTTGCCTTACTGTTGGATATCCATTCTCGTCCGTGTGCGCGCGCAGGTATGATATTACAACATCATCTGTATATTTTCTAGAAAAATTTATTCTGTTGCCTTCCACATAATATCTGTCTTGCTGATCACTTATCTTACTTCTAAACTGTGAACTAGATGGTTCTATAATATCATCACCTACTCTTACATTTAACAACTTAACCAAATCATTAGGTAGTGTAACTTGTTTATTTTGTATTCTATGTTTAGCTCCTGTAAATCTTTGTGTTATATCAGGTTTTCCAGAAACATCTAACTCTATAAAAATTGGATTAGCTTGAAATCCTGCGCTTATAGAAAGTTCTAAGATATTTGTTCCAGCCGTATATGACGCATTAATACCTAATGCATTTTTTAAATACGATCCATCTATTACTGTTACTGCATTAGCAAGGGTTGCATCTAAATCAGCACCTATAGATATTTCATTCACTGCTGTTGTTGTTCCTACATAATTAGAACTTGACAAATCCCTAAATCTAAATTTAGTTCCGTTTATTGATATAAACTGTTTGCTTAAAGAATTATCAGTAAATTTTATTTTAGCAATTTGTGAAACAGTTTCTGTAGAGTAAGTTCGTTCAGCTCTTTCAAATGTATCTCTACTACCAATATATTGCTCTGCCTCAAATACCCATTCAGCCCAAGAGTCTACATGTTTATTGTATTCTCTTAATCCAAGGTTTCTAGAAACATTATTAAATACTCTAAATGCGGATACTCTCATATTATGCTGTTGTTGCTATTAATACCTCTACTTGTACATTTGCTGAATCTGCTCTTAAAAATATTTCATCTATAGCTCCACCTCTTGCAGTAACTGCTGTGCCACCTGCATTTGCTTCAATATCTGTAGATGTTAAAATAAAACTTGCATCTGGATCTACAGTTATACCCGCAACATCACCACCTGTATCTTCTAAAATAACTCCTACTGCATTTGTATCATCAAGATTAGTTATTCTAATATATTCTACAGCAGATCTTTTAAAAGCTCCAGGAGCCCCAGCTTCACTACCATTATCTACTAAATCAACAACCTTTACTTGATTTGTATTTGGTAAATTTAAAACACGAACATCAATATTGTCTATACTTGCAAAAGTTTTAGTTATTGTTTGTGCATGCGATCTGTTGTCTGCAGAATTATTGTGTGTTACAGTTAATGCTTCTGTAATTGTTACTGTTAATGTGCCACCTGTTAATCTAGTTGCCATTTTATGTAGTTTTTAATTTTTTAATTTTTTCTTTAAATATGCCTAATGGCATAATCTTACATTTACTATATTTCTTTGGTCGCTTCCAAACAACCTTATAATAATAATCATCTAATATAGGCACTTTGTATTTAACAAGCTCTCCTTTATTGTTTGACTCATTAATGTCTACACGATAATGAAAAGCTCTTTTATGTTGTTTCTTGTCTAAATACAAGTAACCCATATCTCCTGGCAAATGTATTAGTTCGTTTTTTTGCACTAAATCTCTTGCCAATATTTCAAAAAACTTTTTGATTACAGAATAATATGTTTTGTAATCAAGTTGTTTTTCCCTAAACTTTTTTTGCCCCTTTAACCACTCTCCCTTTATTGTAACAGCTTTTTTTATATTGTTGTATATATCTCTAGCTGTTTCATATTTATCCCTGTGTTTGCGGCTGAATAATTTTTGTTGTGTCTGCATTATCAGTTATTGAATCATTCAGTGATGTAAGTGAAGCTTGCATTTCTGCCGATAGTATTCTTCTATTTAACTCACTAATCATTTCTTGTGGCAAAGGATATTCTAAGTCATCACTTGTCCAACTATTATTTTCAGTTGGATTTTTTAATAAAGCAAAAACAATAAAAGCATAAGACTTAGGATCTGCATTATATCCTCCTACAGTTGCCCTATCTACAGATTTTAAATTATCCACTGTAAGAGTAATTTTATTTGCCTCATTATTTAAAACGTGTGCCGTAGGAGTATTATTTGTAAATCTATTGTGTTTTTTATGATAATATTCATCTCTTGTTACAACAGATATATCAATTCCACCACGTCTACCTGCATAATCATCATCATTTATAGCAACAGCTCTTACAGTGCCTAATCCATGTTTAGAGTTATTTGTTACTAATTGTGGTATTCTTAATCTTATAATACCATAATCAAGTGGTTCTTCGAAAAAATATGAATGTGTAAGTTCTAACGCATCAGTGTCTTGTGTCTCAGCTACACTACTATCAAACTTACTTATACCAGCAGCATTTGCTGTTCTTCCAGAAAAAGGTATTATATATGATTGGCTAACCGTATGAGTGTCATGATAGTCTTTCCAAGCAGTGCGTGTTTCTACATCATCATCCTGTGTAATACTTAATTTTTGATAACAATCAATTGGAACCCCTCTACCATCAGCAATCATTTCACCCAAAATTTGAGCTCTATAATAATGTATCCAAAACTTTATCTGTTGTGTGGATACATTTTGTTCAGAGTTAGTATTACCGCCATAAGCGATGTTTTTAATATTATATGCTAATTCATTTAAAGTTGCCATACCACTTACAAAAATACTTTAATTTATTCGTATAAACAACAATAGGCCCTTAGCTGTAAAGCATGCAGACCTATCATTGCGCAGGGAGCAAAAAGCTCTTATATTGATTTGCTCTGCTCTGTCTCAACCGATTGCGATTGGATATTCATACTTTCTATGTTTACAACCATTTTTCTTACAGCTAAATCTAATATCTCTCGTTGATATATTTCTTTAACCCTATTGTTATCGTCATCATTAAAAACGTCATCTCTATCTCTAAATATAAGCTGTACTGCTTGTGATTCACCTGTTGCTCTTGTAGGTCTAAAATAAACTTTTGCAACATTGTTCATTCCTTGTCTAACATAACAATACGGGTTTATATCGGAAGGTTTTTTAAAAGGATCAGATGTATGCTCGTGATCCCAAAAATCTTTTGTACCTATAATTTTGTGATTGTTTCTTGCATGTGGCACTCCATCATCGTCAAGCAAAAATGTTCTAAAATGAATTAGATGAATATAATCTTTATGCAAATCCATTCCAAAACCATTCCAAACAGTTTCTTCATCTGTGTTATCACTTGATCCTATTTGTTCTGTGTGTACAAAAAACATTAACGCATCACGAGATATTTGTTCTTGATCGTAAAACTCATAGTGATGATTTATAAAAGCCATAATAGCTTGATCTAAGAATTTATTTTTTTCATCATCTGTAAAATAAGGCTGGTCAGCTTTATCTAACAGAAGATCAATCATATCATATGCCTCTTGTAAATTCACTACTTAACTCCAGTTTCTTTTTTAATGTCCTCAATAACATCATCCGAAAGTTCTTCTAGTACTACTTCTTGTTTTGTTTTAGGTAGATTACCTCTTAGTTGATTTTTAAGTAATGCATAAATATCAGAGTTATCTTTCAACCACATTACTGCTTGATCTTCTGATAATCCAATATTTGAGGAACCATACTTGTATGTACCATTTACAAATGTAAATACTTTCTTTTCTAAACATTCTTTGATAAATACTTTATATGGTGCATCTGCATCATTTAAATATTCCAAAAACTTAACTGGATTATCGCTAGCATAAGAAATAATCTTTGCTTTACGAATGTTGTCATCCCAGTCACCAGATAATCCTATAAGTCTACATAGACTTTCAATTTCTTTTTTAGATAATCCTGCTGCTGCAGTAACTGAGTCAGCTTTTGCCAACGCTTCTTCTGCTAATCTGTTTTCATTAGCTGATATATCCTCTATTGTGAATTTACCACCCATCATTGGATGATCTTTTAAAAACTCATAGATTCTTCTATCGTCTTCATCATTGATATCAAGAGGCACAACTGCTTGATGCATTTCCCATCCACTAACTACTAATCCATTTGGATCAATAAGTTCAATTAGTTTACCTTTTCTGTTTTTGTAATTCCCAAACTTAGCATAGTTAAACTTGCCTGGGTTACCTGCTTTAATTAATACTACGTGTTTCATTTTAAATAGTTTTAGTTAATTACTCCCTTATTTTTGATTTGTTGGATCACCTTGTTTAGTTCTTACAACTTGATTTTTACCAGTTATCCAAGTTTTATTAGCCGATTTATTTAGCCATTTAAGACCACCGCTTCCTTTTACGCTAATATGGAAAGCTCTTTCTTTTACTTGTTTTGGTTCGTTTGTAATATCTACAACCTTACCATCTCTTACTGCATATACTGTCTTCATATTGCAAATATAAGAATAATGGAGGGGACAAGCCCCTCCGTTACTCAAATTGTTAATTACGATGTAGTAATAGCTCCACTAATAGAGGAACCACCACCCATTATAACATAAAGTCCGCCAACAAAAACTAGCTCAACAAAATCACCTTTTTCTGCACTAGTACCGAAAAGAATGTTAGAGACTTCTGTACCAGCAGTACCAGCACCTACATCACCACCAGCATCCTTTAAAGGACCAGCAATAATAGCAGATCCAGCAGCAATAGTAATTATTTCAGCTGGAGTATCTTCTGTGTTCACAAATCTAAACCACATTCCTTCTTCTGCTTGAGCAGCGGTTGGTAATGTAATTGTATACGCTGCCGCAGAAGAATCACTCAAAAGAAAAATCTTTCCTGAATCTTCAGCAGTTAACGTTTTTGCAGCATTCGCTGTTTCTACAATATATGCTTGACGCATTTTTGGTACGTGTACTGATTCAGTACCAGCAGCCTCAGCTGTGCCGTCAAATTTTGTAGGTAATAAGAATCCACCGATAGCAGTTCTTAACTTGTTAAAATCAAATTTCAAAGCCATTTCTATTTATTTTAAATATTAATAATTAAGGTATTGCCGTTTAAGCTTCTCTTCCGTCAATACCAGTTAAGTGATTATTGAGGGGTTACTCTGTACTTCACCCCTCCCTAATCGTTAGTTATATTAAGTTGCAGGAGATATGTCCGATATTGAATCACCAGGAATAAAATCCTTATCAATAGGTCCAAATATCATATTATTACTTATAGAACCAGCTATATGTAATAATTTATCTGCAATTTTTTGTGAATCACCACTTGAGCATGTAATTACAATTGAATCATTCTGAGCATCACCATTTCCAGTTTCGCCTTTCTCTAATAAAATTGTAACAGTTGTCGCACCAGTTTGAACATAATTAATATCACTAACAGCAACATAGTAAAATGTACCCGCTACATTAGCAGAACTATTTACATCTTGAAATTTTAAAAATTTTTCTTTTGCCATAATAGTATATATTAATTGTTATTAAACTGCCGCAGCATCAATATCAGTAATTCCCGATAAGAAATCTACGTCTACAAACATAATATCTCCTTTAGAGATACTCATCGCTCTTTGAATTAGCATATCAGCTAATTTTTCAGAGTCGCCTGAAGCACATGTTAATCTAATCGTATCATCAGAATTGCCATCAGCACCAGCACCATCTACATGAAACAAAACAGTAGTTGCTGTAGTAGACACATATTTGATGTTACTAATAGCTACATAAAAAAATACATTAGCTTGATTAGCTGATCCGTCTACAGATTGAAATTTTATAAATGCCATAATAAAATAGTTTTATGTTATGACGCAGATAATATTCCACATGATAACGGGTTACGAACTATGATTCCTGACTCAGACATAACGTGACACTCAAACTTGTCGTCAGCGTTAGCAGCCATCATCGACTTTTGATCATGCGGGTTGATCATACCAGCTACGTACTTTTTGATAAAAGAACGGTTAGTACCCTCAGCACCTTTAGTAATCAATTCAATATTAGATACACCAGAAGTCTTACCGAAATCTAGGAATACCATTTTAGCAGATTCTTTCAATCTGTTATCACCGAATGCGTTAGTACCTGAAGCAGTGCTGTGTAAGTTTGCATCATCGAATACAGGACAGTAAGCCATTGTAAGCTTGTTCCCTAATGCTTCGTAAGATACAAAATTAGCACCTAAAGATACATCTCCACTAACACCATTCATAGAACCACCAGTGAATGATCCAGAAGGAGCAATCAATAGGTCTTTCATAGCTTTGTGAAATGCTAAACGTCCTTCAGTACCTGTAAATACAACGTATTCGTTACCTTCAGCGTTTGTTGCATTTAACGAAAGTTTCGCTAAGAACTCAGTAATAATATCTTCTGTTAAAGCACCTAGTGTATAAGACGCCTGGTTAGAAGAATCAATCTGCGCTAATAAACCATCACCTGTTACGATGCTGTTACTTTGAGTACCAGAACTTCCTAAAGATGAAGTTGAATAAGCGCCTGGTCTTGCTACTTCAGTGTTAGTAACTGATCTACGACCATACCATCTTTGAAGCTCTTGCTGATACATGAACTCATCCATCATCATTTGCTCTTTAGTAAAGTACCATAGACGGTGACCATTGTTTTCAATCCAAGTAACATCAGTAAGATCTTTACCTGTAACTGAACACTTCTTACGCATTGTAGTTAAGAAGTTAGTATAAGTATCTGGGTATACGTAGTTTTCACCTACATCAGCTCCATTAGAACCGTTAGGGAAAGCTGAACCAATAGAAGCAACAATTGCCTCATCAGTAATATCAGCTGTTTGTAAACCAGCTACTACAGATGTTCCATCATGAGCACCAACCATTTCGAATTTTACAATGTGATCAGTTGCTGCACCAGATGCAGAAGTGTTTGCAATTGGATCTTCCAATACTAAAGCTGTAGCTCCAGACTGGAAACGAACCATATCAAACTTGTTTAAGAAGTCGCCAGTTCTATTGTTAGAAGCTGTAGCGCCTTCGATAATTAAATAGAATACATCTCCATTTGCGTCAGCGTCATCAATTGTATTACCAACCGTAGTGGTAACAGAAGCTGCTGCTGTAAATGTAGTTCCATTAGTTGAGAAAAAGCCTACGTTGAAAGAAGGAGCGTTATAACGTCCCATTACTTTCCACTCGAAAGAATTATCTCCTAATACTTTCTCAGCTGCATGACGGCCTGTCTTTTCTAATAGAAAAGTTGCCGAATAACGAGGATACTGTTGAATCAACGTTTTAGCAATCTCTGGGTATTGCATAAGCGCTGTGTTCAAAGCATTCTCAGGTGATGTTCCAGAACCATAGGTTCCTTTATAAACTCTTGCCATTTTAAATTACTTTTAAAAATTATTAAACACTTATTATTAACCAGAGTATTTTACGTAACTTTCGGGCATCGCCCTATTGTATTGCAAGTTACTCTCTTATAAATGCAGCAGGATCAAAACCACCTTTTTTAACATTGGTTCTAGGTCTTGTCTTGCCGCTTAAACTTGGTGAGGTAATTTCATTTAATATTTTAGCCTTACCATCTTCCAAGCCTTGCGAACGAAGGATCTTAGCAAACTTGTCTTTAAATAACATAAACATAGCAACCTCCGAAGCATTGTCGTGAGATTTCCAAATGTCCTCAGCCATTTTTCCTGACGTAATATAATTGTAAGCATCCTTTGCTTGCGCTCTTGTTACAGCTCCACCCATAAAAGATTTCATTTCTTTTAGAGTGCCCTGTAATTCTTTTTTATTTCTTGCTACTTTTTCTTTATTAGAAAGCTCTTCTTGTTGCTTTTCTTTATAGAACTTTGTTTTTTCTTGTTCTATTGCATTGTTAAGCTGTCTACGGATTCTGTAAGCTTCACGCTTCATTACACCAGAATCTTCCATCTTATCAAGAGCTTCTTCTATTTCAAAGTCTTCCATTCCGTCAACCTTCATCTCAGCTGCTATCAACTCTCTGTCACCATATCCTAAATACTCATTTAGTTTATTTATAGTGTCATTATTTGGTTGCTCAATGAATGGTGAATTTAAAGCTTGTATTATATCTTCTTTTGTTGCTCCTTTTATGCCTAACTCATTAGCAAATGCTTGCCAATCTAATTCTCCAGCTTCTTCAAGATTCGAACTTTCTTCTGCAGGCTGGGTTTCAGTAACCGCTTCTGGCTCTGTGTCCCAGTCTTCGTCAACTTCTTCAACTGTTTCTTCTTGTTGAGGTTCGTCAACTTCAATATTGTCCCAAGCAAATCCTTCTTCGCTAGTAGGCTCTTCAGTAGATTCTTCAATCTCGTCTGCTTTGTCTGCTGCTTCTTCATTGTATTTGCCTTGAAATTGTTCCATCATCTGATCACTAGCAAAAGCTAATGGATCAAATTTTTTTTCTTCTGTTTCTTCTACTGGCGTTTCAACAGTAGGTTCCTGTGTTGTAGTTTCTACAGTCTCTGCTGCTTCAACTAAGTTTGTTTCTTTTTCTGACATATTAATATAATTTGTTCCCTAATCTGCAAATATACTAAGAATTTTTAATTGTTTCTTGTATTTGTTGTTTTCGTTCTGGCGTTATACTACCTTCTTGAGCTTCTTTTGCTGCTTGACTATCCATATTCTCAGCTTTTTCATCTCTACGGTCTTGTTGATCTAACGCTTTTTGTAAATACATTTGCTTGTTTTTAACAGTGTGTGCAACATCAGCTATTTCGCGTGCATCGTCTGATTTCATGTCTGCAATCTTAAGATCTGTTTCAGCTTGTATTTGTGCAACTTGTATTTTGCCTTCGTTTTTCAACTGCTCAAGCTGTACATCCTGTTCATGTTCTGCAGCAGCAGCTTCTTGTTGTGCTTGCATCATAGCCTGTTGCTGTTCTGCCTCTGCTTGTTGCGAAGCTTTCATTTCATCAAGAGCTCTTTCAAGTATATGTTCAGCTTCTGTCATTGTATCAGCTTTCAATACTTTAATAATATCAAGTAACTCTACCTGACCACTTTGTAGTGCAGATTGTGCTATTTGTTGTATTACTTGTTTTACAGATTCGTCTTTACCGCTATCTCCAATAAATATACCATAGTCTTGCAAAGCGATATCAGGCATAACATCTAGAAACTTATACGCACCATCACCAAGTACAATGCTAGCTTTTTTGCCACCAGCCCAACATACTTTCATAAGATTTGTTACCCTTTCGAATACACGTTTTTTAACCATAGCGTGCGAATAAAACCAACTTTCTGTAATTGTAGCAGATTGCACAACGCTTCTTTGAACATTACCTACATATTCATACTGTCCTACTGCACCTTCACGTTGAGGTGATACACCAGATATTTGTCCAGCAGTTTGTTCCAGCATCATTTTAAGATTAATGAGTTGCTGTACAGAATTAGACAAGGTAAAGTCTATTTGTTGAAATTGATTGAATGATTGTACTTGACCACCCTCATCTTTTGAATTTATAGGAATTATACCATCAGTTTTTAAATGATAGAGTACTGTCTGTATATCCATTCCAATATTAGTAGGTAGCTGAGATACATCATAAACTACTGCTTTACCACCTGAACGTGCAAGTGCAAGTTCTATTTGATACATTACAACATTGTAAAGCATCTGTATATTTTTAAGTAAAGATACCATAGATACACTACGGCCTGTTGTATTGTTTCTTACAACACCAACATAAGATAATGGTGTAGATCCTACGTCATCAACTGATCGTACTTGGTTTGGTCTACGTCTTGCTCGTACAAGTATTTTACCACCAATCTTCGTAGCTTCCCAAATATCATCTACATATTTGGTTCGTATCTGTTCGTTTCTTCTTGCTTTATAATCTTCAGCCACTTGTTTCATAAATGGCCTTTCTGGATCGTGTTTATTTTCTGATATTTTAAACTTCAATGCTTTTATAGATTTCCATTCTACTGACACTACGCGTATTTTCATTTCGTGTCCATCTTCATAATCTAACCAATCAAACGGATCGTTATAAGAAGATAGGTCATCATATGATCCAATTTGATACATAGCAGACAACTCTTGTAATTGTTTTTCGTCTAGCTCATCTCTAAACTCATCAAGTATTTCGTTGTAGTTCAACCATCTTTCTTCTCCAACCCATTGTGATGAATCAAGATAATCAGTTGTACCACCCATATCATACACTACCGATCTTGGATCTACACGTCTAAGATAAGGGTTGTTATCTCGCACCTCTACTCTATAAAATTCTTTACCTGTAATAAGCAAATCTCTAAATCCTTCTTTAAATATATCACGATAGTTATATCTACTAATCAAATACTCTAAACCATCTTGCGCTGTTTCTTCTACCATTTCACGGTAGTTATATTTCATATATACCTCTATATCATCAGGAAGCTCCATGTCTGTTGGTTGCGGTATAGCAAACCCAACCTTTTTTTCAAAATCTTTTTGTATTTCACCAACAAGCTCTTTCATCATTAGTGTTACCTTCACATCTTGTTTACGTATTACAGCCTCTTTATTAACTGTATTTACTTTAACATCAAGAGGTCTTCTAAGATCTTCACCAACTAATAGATCTATCTTTGGAGATATAATAGGATAATTAACAAGTCTTGCTGGATACGCCATTCCATATTGTTCTGTAATGTATTTAAAGTCATTCAGTTCAATGTGTCCATTGTATATATTAAAATTTTGTATGTCATGCATTCTAGAGTTTTTATATGGGGACTCTGAATAAGACATATATCCAACTACAGCATTAACCCACTGATCACACCATTCGTCAGTTTTATCTTTTTCTTTTACAAAATGTTGTGGAAATGATGAGTACTTTTTGTTATAATCCATTATTAATCTTTTTGTGGTATTCCGTTTCTATCTAATTTATAGTAAGTAAAACCCCAGTCGTCATTTATCTCTTCTTTAACACTTGCTTGAACTCTATAGTTGTCTACATTGTGTATTAAACATAAACCAAATGCTATTGCACGGTCTGTATTTTTTGTCCCATAAACTGATAGTTCTTCGATTAAATCTAAGAACCATATATCTTCAACGCTCTCTCTAATGTAGTCATCAATAAGATCCTCCATTAGTGCTTTTACCTGCTTATTCATGTGCACACCATATCTGTTTCTTGTTTTAGTACCAGGGTTGTGTGCAGACTCTGGTTTTTCTTTTAAATACTTTAATGCGTTCATTCTCTTAAAATAATCTAGTATACCAATCTTTGTATATTCGACTAACATTTTAGCATTATAGTATATTGCTAATTTTAAACATCCATCCCAAAAATCTTCTTTCTTTTCAGGTCTATCCGTATACTCTGCTACCACTAAATCATGTGCATTATCGGTATCCAAAAATCTTCTGTATATAATAGCAGAACCCAAAGAGTCTGAAGCTCCAGCTTGATCTTGATCATAAGAGTCAATACCACCAATATCTAAATGATTGTATTCTTCTTGTGGATGATGTAATATCTTATAAGGTCCTTCTGGATGTGGTCTCCAACGTACAACAAACTTTTCCTCTTTATCAAACTCCCAATCTAAAAACCCTTGTTGTATTTGACTTCTGTAGTCTTTACTACCAAGTATTCTAGATCTTTGTGCATTTAATAAAGAGTTATCAAATCTTGCAGTTTTTGTATTTAAAAATGCTTCTTGTATAGTTAATGGATAGTTTTGTATATGTAAGTTGTAAGCTTCTCTATCTCCAGATGCAGCAATGTTTTCTCTTTCTTCTATCAACTCATCTTTTGCTTCTTGTACATATTCAGCTCCTGTTTTAACATCAAAGAAACCATAGTAAGCTCTTGATGCAGGAATAAACATAGGTACAAGATTGTATGCGTCAGATTCATAATACATATCCATAAAATCCTTAGAGGCTTTCGTAATGTCACCACCAGTACCTCCAACAATAGGAACTCCAAACTGTAAGTTCCCATCCATAAAGCAGGCCTTAGAAGACATATACGCGTTCTTTAAATGCTTGAACTCACCAGCTTCTTCAAATATCATTAGTGATACACGCTCACCCTTAAATACTTCTGGGTTGTCCATTGTTCTGCATATAATCGTAGATTGATAACCTCCTATCTCCCACTTACCGTCTTTGTTCTTTTGTTTATATCCAGATCGTAGTATACCATCTGTATCTCTTAGAACAGAGTGTTTAAAGTTGGAGTGTAGTCCATTCAAACCTTTTTTAGTTTTATCAAAGAACGCATCTGCTGTAGCTTGCAGACCAGCTGCTATACCTACATCATTAAATGGAAAGAATGTATACTCGTGTGCAATCATTCCAGAGTTCATATAACTAAAGCCCTTATCACGAGCTTTAATCACAATCATTCCTGTTCCATTTTTTTTACATTGTTCAAACGTATCAAAATACTCATGATCCATTTGACGATACCAAGGACTAATTAAAGTTTTACGAGATCCAGTTGTACCATCGTTTCCTAGTATCTTATAATAATTCAAGTAAAAATAATATTTACCTGAAATTTTTTTCATTCCTTTGGGTTTAAATCCGTTGATACATCTATCAAGTTCTTGTTCCCAATATTCTTGGTAGGCTACAGAGTCAGGGCTAAGATCAGGATGACCATTGTTAGGAACAGGTCTATACCTTTGTGGATCTTTTTTTGCTCTAGCCATATTTTATTTTTCTTGTCCTACCAATTTTATAAGGATCTTTATAATCCTCTTTTTGTTCTAAGTTAGAGTGGTATGCTTCATCTATATCAACACCGTGTATAGACTTAGCATACTCACTAACTTCTTTTGCCTTTCTCCAATTACCTTGTTTGTATAGTTTATTAAATCTATACTTAAGGTTTTGCAAATCGGGCTTTTTATCTTTAGACATTAGTCTAGTTGACGATAGCTACCACCTGATTTAGGTTTTTTCATATGACCTCCACCTGGATATGTCATTTTACCGCCACCAGGCATCTTCATTTTACCACCGTGTCTGTATGTATCTTTTTTCATACCACCGTGTTTGTATGAATTTTTCATCATACCTCCGCCCATAAAATCTTTATCAGCAGCAGTCATTCTTCCGCCCATCATCATTTTTTGCTCGTAACGTCCACCAGCATCAAAACGACCTCTTAAGCCTTTCAAAGCGCCAAATACACCTCTTCTTGTTTTCTTTTTAAGTCTACTCATTGCACTTTTAGCTCTACGTGTTGCTGCTTTACCAGTGGCGCGAGCAGCACGAGCTTTTTTAGCAGCAGCACTTATACCTTTACCAGCCAAATTTCTTGTTCCACGCATTAAGCCTGCAACACCTCTACCTGGTCTTCTTAATGGTTTTTTAACCATTTTGCCTGCAGTACCTCTAACTGCACCTAAAACACCTCTGGTAAGTTTTTTTGCTACAGATTTAGCACCACGAGCTGGTTTACGAGTTCTTCTTGCGGCTGCACTCACTGCACCTCTTAATGATTTTCTAGCAGCACCTGAACCTCTACGGGCAGCTCTTGCTAACTTAGTGGCTCCTAGGCCACGAGCGAGACGTCTCTTTCTACGTCTAAGTCTTCTAAACATGTCTAATTATTTTAAATTAAATATTAACGATGCTGGCGTAGGCGGCCACCAGCTTTCATTTTTTTCATTTTACCTCCGCCATACATTTTGCTGCCCCTTAGCATTTTAAAATCTTGTGCGTCTATACGCCCATTATTATTTTTGTCTAATTTCTTTTGTTTACCCTTTAACTTTGCCATTACTTAATATTTTCAGTTATTTCTTTTTTATTTTCTAAAAACGACAACTTTTTGTCGCCTGCTATTTTTTGCCTTTCTCCCCTTCTGTCAATTGCATCAACTAATGTTTGTCTTGTCTTGTATATTTTTTCAATACCAATCATTATTTTCTGCAATCCTTCAGCAGTCTCTTCGTTAATACTCATATTGTTCATATAAGTAGTGAATTGACTAATCTTTGTGTTAAAGGCTATAAGCTGTTCATCCAACGGATCAAACTGTAATTGCTTATATTTATCCATCGCTGCAAGTATCTCTGGTCTTTTAGCACCGTACCATTCATACTTATTGTAAAGGTCTCTGCTTACAGCTTTCTTTCTCTCATCTTCAACAAAGTGTCTATAAGGACTATCGTAGTCACATACAAGTGCTACCCACTTCATTGCAGTAGAGCCAAGCTTGTCAGCTTTGAGGACCTTCATAAACTCTGGAACCCCCGTTACTCCATCATCATCTTTGAATATGTCCCCCTGTCTATTTAACTTAATTAAATACATACTCAATGCAAAAATAGTAATTATTTGCCACAATACTCTAAATGAAGCTCATATAACCAAACCCACGGTCTTCCGTTAGGTTGTATAATAGAATTTTCAGGACCTTCAATTACTATATGATTTGGATTTTTTACATAACTTATCTTGTCTTTTTTGACATAAAACTCCATCGCCTTACATTGATTTATAAGGTGACTTTCATTGTCAAACAAGTCTTCAAGTTTATTAAAATATTTTTTTAGTAGATATAGGTTGTCATCAAAAACCCAGATCTCCCCGTCTTCTGAATATAATTTGTCTAATAGCATAATACAAATATAAAAAAAAGAGGCCGCAAGGCCTCGAATTTTTTCAATACTAAAATCAAAGATTTTATTATCTCATTAATAGTCTGTTAGCGAAAGCTAATCGGTTCTGGCCCATGTCTTGTAGTGGTTGCATAGGCTGTCCAAACATATTCATATAAGGATTCATGTATGTTTGTTGCATCATATATGGATTTACTGCAGGCATATTAAAAGCTGCATTCATAGGAGGATTCATTTGTGGTTGTACAAAACCTCCAGAAACCTGTGGCTCTCTTGCAGCCATACTTACAGGTCTAGGTCTAGGTCTTGTAACAGGTCTGTTAGGATCTCTAACTTCTCCTTCTTCTTCTTCCTCACCAACTCTACCATCTACCCTTGATGGCATTGTGTTTTCCATTTGAGAAAAATAGTCTCTGCCCGATAATTCATTAAATCGCTGCATAGGTCGTGACATTTGTGCCACTGGCGTTCCATAAGGATTGCCTTTTTGTAATTGACTTTCGTAAAAATTTTGTCTTGCCATTTTATTATTTTATTATCCTTTTCTATAAGGTATGAATATTTTAACTTTACTTCCTTCTCCTTCTCTCGATCCGTATTTTTCTGCTACATTGTGTCTAAGGTAATTGTAGGTACCTGCATCATTTGCTTTTTCTGGATCAAAGTAATTATAATTAAATTGATCAGTAATTAAATAACCCCCCTCTACTTCTTTCACGCTTGCTTGACCTAATAACGTTTTCATTCTATCATAGGGATTAGTAAGCTTTGTCATTATACTTGATTTACCAACATGTGTAGCACCCTGTGTATTGTAATCATTATAACCAATCTTATTAGATAGATTTCTGTCTGTGATAATATTATACAAAGCATCTATATCATCTTTATTTAAACTCTTTTCAGTAATACCACCTTCACCACCCAATATATCCATAACAAACTGTGATGCATTTACGGGTACACCACGTTGCCCAGCAAAATCTCTTAATATACCGCTTACACCACGAAACTTAACATCTTCCTGTGTTTGTGCTATAACATTATTAAGTCCTTCTATAGTTTCCTTAATAGTATACTCGTGCCACTTCTTTGTTTCCTCTGCTTCTGCAGCACCACTAGCATTAGGGTTATTTACATACGGATTCTTTGACATAATGCAAATATACTATAAAAAAATTATTTTTTGTTGTGAGGGAGGTATGCTTTATGTTAAGTAGCCCCTACCATGTCACAAACTTTTACACACCCGTGTAACTTGTATTGGACTATCGTAGCATTTTTGCGTAATACCTGCGCGCATCTATGCTGCTTAACTATTATAGCAGGTTAATACCCATATTACAATGAGTTTATTTAAATCAATTACAGAATTAGCTAAAGCAACAGTACAATTAGCTAAAGAAGACAAGCAATTTCGTAAAGATGTATTGCTAAGTCCAGTGCATATACCAATTGCCTGTCATAAAATCTTCTTTGACAAGCTAGATGAAGCTACTGGATCACTAAAAGCTTGTAAAAATGTCGCTTACAAAGTAGTAGACATACACGCTCACAACGAGCTAAAAGCTAAATATGACGAGATTATTAAAGCTGAAGTTGTTCAATAGACTGATTATCAGTTACTTAAGCGGAAACACCTTGAAATAGTGCGCTATAGTGTTTATCTTATTTATTTAAGTAACTAAATATGCTGGACTTTAAGTCAGGTTGGTTTGTTATTGTTTGATTAATAATAGTAACATTCCAATTTGGCCTCAAAGTTCGGCCTTTTTTTTTACAAAGTCAAGTCAT